ACTATTGTTAACAACAGCAACATAAACATCACCATTAGCTTCCATTACTGCTCTACCATACTTTTGTGCTGGTAAATAGAAATCGAAATCAGCACCTGAAGTAGCTGATGTTATTGCCAATGTAGACAATACTTCGTCAGCGTTTTCCCAGTTAGTTATCGATGAACTAAAGTTCACTTTGATAATTTCTGTTGATTCAACTGCAATATCAGTTCCTGCTTTAGTTACATACCCACTATCAGCAGCTGAGTCAAACGCAAACAAGTTTGCAGTTGTAGCTGTTCCTGATAACGCTATTTCTTTACCTTTAGATTCGTCATAAAGACCATCTTCTCCGTAGAAAGAGTCGTATAGGTTAGGACTAACGTTAGTTCCTTCTGGATTGATACCAGCAGAAGCACCCAAAAATGCAGAGTTCTCCAATTTAGGAATAAAGTAAAACAATTTACCAATTGGTAAGTTCAATGCTTGTACCGAAACGATTTCGTTAGCTAATAATTTTGAGAATACTCTTCTCACGATTGGAAATACCACTGTTTCGAAAGAACCTTCGTTACCTAATGCAACTGATTCATTAAGCATGTAAGATGCTTGGTTTTCGAATAATTGTGCTATATTCTCTTTTTTGTGACCTCCTAGACCTTCTAATAGTCCAAGTCCGTCCCATCTGTTAATTACGTCAGTACGTACCTCTTTTAAGTGATTAAGGTTTACGTTACCAACTTTTCCTGATTCTAATAAATGCTCCCATTTTAGTTTTTTTTTAAGTTTTAATTTTATTTAATTTTACCAATGATATCAAGAATTCTTGATAATTGTGGGTTCTGATAAGCTGTTGATTCGTTTAGTTTTGATGAACCGCTAGACTTAGGAGTCTCCATAATTTTTTCTTCTACCATTTGTTTAGTTGCTATTTTGTTAGAACTGAACTGACTTTGCATACTATTAAAGATCTCTCTAGATTCATTTAAGTTTTCGGCGTTATCAAATCTGTTTAAGATTTCTAACTTCTCGTCCTTAGTTGTAGAGTTCTCAGTAATAAGTTTGATTGCGTAAGTTAAGTTTGATGAAAACAAAGCAACTTCTTGTAACTGCGACTTAAGGTTTTTGATGGCAGATTTGTATTCAGCTTCAGAACCTTTAAATTCTTCCGTTAAATTTTTAAATCCAACCAATTCCTCAGTCTTTTTATTATTTTCAGACACAACTTCTTGGTATTTTTTTCTCATAATAACCAAGCTTTCGCGTAACTCTTGTTCTTTAGTATCAACCATGACCTCTTTTTCTACTATTTCTTCTTCAGCCACTTCTTCTTCAGCCACAACTTCTTCTTCATGAGTTTTTTCTTCCTCTTCGTTAGAATTGATTTCAGCCAAACTAGCAATGTCCTCCTCAGAAATTTCGATTTCGTGTACAGGTTCTTCTTCTTCGATTTTTTCTTCTTCCATATTAACTTCAGGTTCTTCAGAAACTTCGTTAGATTCCTCTAACTCTTCTGGTTCAAACATAACCGTATCATTAGTAGGTTCTTCTTCTGAAGTTTCTAGAGCTTCTTCACTCTCTTCTTCAGCACCTTCTTCTGGGTTAATGTTTATTTGAACACCACCTTCAGGTGTTTGGATGATCTCGATTTCATCAGCTGGATTCATCAGTTCGAAGTGTTTAATAACATCTTCGTCAGATTCATCAGTTAGGTCGATCACTTCTTCAGACTCTTCTTCTTCAGATTCTTCACCTTCTGGTTCTTCACCTTCTGGTTTTTCCTCTTCAGATTCTTCATCTTCTGGTTCGATCGCTAAGACCTCTTCTTCTTCAGCTTTATCTAAATCACCAGGTAAATCAGAACCTGGCATGTCATCTGATAATTCTTCGCTAACAATAACTTCTTCTAAGTTATTTTTAACAATTTCTTCTAACTCTTCTTTGAGTGTACTCTTTAATGCGTGATTAGCATTTTCAGAAACAGCTTTTCTAAGTTCCTGAATTTCTGCAAGAGTTTCCTCTAAAATATTTGTTTTGCTCATATCTTTAAATAATTGAATATTCTTATGATGTATTATCTTAGTTATAAATACTATAAAAAATCGTAAAAAACACAAAACGTATATAAGTGGTGTATTTTTACAAAAAAAACCCACCATTTTATCAACGGCGGGTTTACTTATTTTAATACCTTGTTACTGGGCGTTTACTTCAACACCCTCTGGTATGATAACCTTCACTAACCTAGATTCGTCAATTTTTAATATCCTATACTCTCCCGAGTAACCTTCTAGATCTTTAATGACTGTGGCTTCAGCGTCTGTAACTGAAATAGCTTTAGCTAGATAATTTTCTTTAACTTTTTTAATTTTACCAGTTTGTTCGTCCTCAACGATTAACTGAATAGTTACTGTGTACCAATAATATGTTTTCATCTTAATGTTTTTTTATATCGTAATGATAAGATATATTATCACAAAATAAAGTTACATTCCTAAAAATTTGTTCAAATTATTTATGAACGAGTTTTCTTTATCTACTTCGGTTTTGTTTTCACTAATACTAGAATCATCGTCTAACACTTCGTCGTATTTTTTAAATTCGTTTTGGTCTTTGTATAGATATGAACCTGGTGTTGATGGTGAGGATACTACATCCCAGCAAATTAATTCGAAATCGTCTTGGACAACGTTTTTACCATTAACCTTTTTCAGACTACCTACACCTCTAGATGATATACCTAAAGTCATACCGTAAGAAAGGTACATGGCTGTTAAGTCTCCGTTGCACGAAATGATACCACTTTTTCTAAAACCTTCAGATACTAATATCTCTAATTTACCAATTAAAACATTATCTCTCCAGAACATATCGACTATCCTGTGTGGTGAACCACCTTTTAATGATATAACAGATTCTTGTGGGTGATCTAGTTCGTGAAAACTAGAATTCCTTTTTATAACCTCTCTATACTTCTCAACCTCTCTCTTTAATATAGCTTCTGGGTATACCCTACCGTTTCTGTTTTCCGTACCGTATTTTTGTAAGGTTGCATAGTAGTATATTGGTTGGGTTAAATCTAATTCACCTCTATTGGCTTCTTCATTGATTATATCTCCGTGTATTCCATCTGATACGTAACCAGCATCTCCTTCTACTAGTATACCGAAACCTTCTTCGTTTTCTTTTAAAATTTTTAAACTCATTTCTATAGGATTTATATCTTATAAATATAAGAGAAATGGTGCAAATACTTTTCTAAACTGTATGATGTGTACATACCTTCACTCACACCCTATCTTTTTTGTTAATTTATAGAGTGTTTTCCAGTACCTTACTTTCTTTCTTTTTGGAATAAAATGTTAATTCATTAAGTTCTAATGACTCTATGGCGTTGCTAACTATAGCACTAACATTTTGTTTTATGATGTCAGAATTAAATTCTGTTTTTATTATTGGGTATATAGTTATTTCGATTGACATGAAACTTTTTTTACCCTTACTCATACCTGAGGCTCTAAGATCTAAATCAACTATTATGTTTTTAGATAACACTTCGGTATTTAAATCTTCTTTTATTTTTAAGATAACTCCTTTACGTATAAATCTTATGTAAGATTCGTAGTTATCTATTTCACCAGGTTTTACCCATGAATCGATATTTATGTATATCGCGTTTAATTTTACGGCGTCTATAGTACCGTATTTAACTCTAAATTTTTCGTTTGTGAATAATTTTTTTTCTTTCCCAAATTTGCTTTGCATTCTTTCTAACCATTTTAATCAAAAGTTTATTGTTGTTACTATATAATAATAGTGAAATAAAAGTGATTAACCAAATAAATCACCTATTTATAGGTGTAGATTTTAAATTTTAAAGATTAGTATATGATATTCCGCTTTAGGCGGTGTTTTAGGACCGTTACCGTTTCGGTAACAAAAAAAGCCAGAAGTTCGCTACCTCTGGCTTTTTTATTTTCAATAAGTTTAATTAGTATCTGATACAACTTAATGCAAACCCTAATTAAATGAAGGTTTTCTTTAAATCTAATATGTCGTCTATAGCCTCAAGTGTAGGTTTATTATTAGACATCTCGTTTAATCTAGTATTAACACTTAACAATTTTTTTACGATAATTATATCATTTGACTCGTTAACAGTTTTGTTAACTAGAGCAGAAACTTCATTGATAAGCGTCGCGTAATACTCGTTTATTTTTGATTCATCATTATCGGCAAAAATATTTAACGCTTTAACTTGTTCCTCATTTAACTGAGAGACCTTGTTATTTAACCTTGATGTTATAGAGTCTATAGATTCGTTTAACTCTTCACCATTAACGCTGTTTTTTATCACATTTCTAACCAACTTCGTTTTGTGCTCAACTTTATCGACAATACTTAGATTTTTATTGAAGACTAGTTCGTCTATACTATGGTTAATCGTACCACTTATATCGATAGTTTCTTCGGTAAGTTTACTTAATTTATCTGTAGACGTCCCATCGATCTCTTTTAAACGCTTTATTGATTCGTCAACAAATGCTAAAGCCATTAACTCATCATCAAACTTTAGATCATTTAATAAGTTATAAGTTTCATTAAACTCTCTTAATACATTATCTTCTTTTAAAACCTTAATATATTCAGCAAATTCTGATTTAAAATCTTTTTCGCCTTTATTATTCATAGTACTCTCTAGGCTTGATAGTACACTTTCTTTTAATTTTCCAAACATTTTATTTAATTTTTATATAAATAGTCGTTATTATAATAAGTTATTAATATCATCTATCGTCTTTCTGATAGATTCGTTAATCATCCTGTTCTTATTTTCTATTTTTTTGTTACTTATTTCGGCTAAGGGTTCTTCACCTGGTACTTCTAAAGGTGCTGTGAAATCTGTCCCTAAGTCATCACTCGCCTCATCACCACCTAGGTCAAAACCAGCATCATCAGAGGGTTCGGAATTAAAATCTGTACCTGAACCTGAGTCTGTACTCGCAGGGTTATCTGAGTCATCACCTACCATCATACTATCTGGGTCTATTTTGTATAGTTTGTATATATCTCTAAACACACCAGTTTGTTTTATGGTCTCACCTAAGGATTTAATTTCTTCCCCACCTGCTTTTTCTATTGCTTGTCTTTGTATATCTAGTTTAATCTCATCATCACTCATGTTTAAAATCTCTTTTTTAGCATAAGTCATTGACATAGCACTAAAACCATTACCAGCATCAGAAACAGAGTCACGATATAACATAACTTTCTCTTTCCAGTTTTGTATTTTAAGCATTTCTGCTTGTGTTGATGGACTAGTTAGGCTTAGAGTAAAATTCTCTAGATCATCCTCGTACCCTTTTGAGTGTAGGTGTATTATAGCTATTTTATTTAGTTCTTGTATAAGAGCTTTTTGTATCCTATGGACTGCTCTAGCGAAACGTACATCTAATATAGCTAAGTTTTTACCGTCACCCAATGTTTCTTCAAACCCTATGAAGGCCTTAGGTACTCTAAGTGCCGCTAACATCTTTTTCTGTATATATTCTATATCAGCTATTTCTGATAGGTTTTGCGCACCAGGTAGTGTTTCTATTGGCATAGCTAGACCTGGGTCTCTGACTGGTATGAAGTAATCTTGATCTACGGCTAACGCATTGTACCTAGTATCTTGGTTACCGTTGTCGTTGTCAACCATATTAGTCCTTTTAAAGTTGTTAGCTATTTTATCAACATAAGCGTCAACATCTTTATCATCCATATTACCCACAAATACTTTGTACACACGTCTTTCTGGTGCCCTAGTAACACGGTAGACTAACATAGCATCCTCTGAAAGTAATAACTGTTTCCATATACGTCTAACTTTTTCTAACATAGACGTACCGTAAGGTAACCTCCTGTCATCACCTAATAACCTAAAGTGTGATACTTCAAATGAATTAAATTCAATGTTTTTATCTTTCCAATGGAATGCGGTGTTAACTTCTTTCTGTTGACTATCTAAACTATTAACTTTGGCGAATCCAGGCTCAGACCTAGTCATTTCAATGTTAGGTAACTGAGTAACTCCAACGATACCTTGTCCAGGTACCACTTTATTGTATATGAAGTTATCGCCGTACTTACATAAGTTTCTAGTCCATGGTGTTAGGTTAGCATCTATATCCAACACGTTCATAAATAAACGCTCCAATTCTTTCTTTATTCTAGAACTATCAGAGTATATACTTAATACCCTACCGTTTTCATTTGGTGTGGTAGCTTCTTCAGCAAAAATATCCAACGCAACCGAAATTTCTGGGGTGTATTCCATGGCTTCGTAATCATAATACGATGCTATTCTAGTTGGTTCATAATAAACAGCTTTTTGATAAAGTTCGTTATCTATCTTTTTCCACTGATTTTGTAAAAATACTGTTTGTTGAGCTTCTAATTTCTTTTGATCTAGCGCATCACCTTCTAATCCGTTGAACGAGTTAGGGTCTATAACGTACTTAGGACCGTCAACCTCGTTGCCCAGTACCTTGTTTAATCTTTGAAATATCGTTAAATTCTTTGCCATATTCTTTTTTTTTAATCTACATATTCGCAGTCAACGAATGGAGGGAATTTGTAATTACCTATATCGGATGACCAAACTTTTTCTTGTACGAAAGTTGTTGTACCATCTGATTCTGGTGAACACTTTATCGAGTTTAAATTACCTTCTAATGCAGCACCGCTTATAGGATCACTTTTTTTAATGTTTGTCCTTGCTATGGATGATGATCCAGGTCCTGATGACCTACCTTGTTTAATTAATATATTTCCCATTTGTTTTTTGTTTTTTTTTGTTTTATTTATTTTTTCCTATTAGAACCGAATAACCAACCGTACTCTTGGGTATTGTTAATGGTTTGATTTAAGCTACTACCCTTACTTTTAGTTGAGTTCTCATAATTTGGTTTACTGCTAATACTACCTGATAAATAGTTTGATTCAGATTTTGTTTCATTAGTTCTTACTTTCCAGCTACTTAACATGGCTTTGGTCATGTTTTCTGATTCTTGTAATCTTTTAAAGGCTGTGTTGGCTACGAATAAAGCCATACCTAACGCCATAATCAAATCATCGTGAGCACCCTTCATGTGATTAGGTTTACCGTTTTTGTAGACAAATTTCTTTAATTCGGCGGTTAATCTTTCACTTCTAATCTTAAAACCACCTCTAGCTACCGCTTCTTCTAAAGCAGCAACTATTTGACTCCTTCTGTTTCTAGAGGCAAAGTTTATACCAGGTATAGCGTTATCATCTAACATATGATACATGCTATTATCACCATCTTTATCGTAATGTAGTAATTTTTTAGGGTAATTAAGCTCTTTTAGTTTTTGTGTAGTAGCTACACCCATACCTCCAGTTATATCAAACGTCGATAACGCATCATACATCCTACCGTACTTGTCAACTAATTGTGCTGCTATGTCTGGTGGTACTTTACCATGGTACTCAGCTACTTGTTCGAATGTGTCATAGTCAATAATAGTCATACCAGTAGCATCCTCAGAGTCTCCTCTGGATACGTCTAATGCTAGTATATACCTATGCCCTTTTTGTGGTAACTCCCATATCCACATATTACTATCCCAAGCCTTATCTTTAATGACTGGGTTCTTTACGTTTTCTTGTTCTTGTTTCCTTATTACATCACCTTCAATAACGTTGTCACCTGAACCAATAAACGCACACTCTAACTCTTGGTTTATCATACGCTTATTAAAGTTCATGTCTCTACACATGTTTTCGTACCAAGAAGAGTATGGTTTATAACCATCTTCTATAAGCTTTGCTATTTCTTTAACTTTTAGGTTTATTGCATCACTTATAACTTTTTCGGTTTTTTCTTTATCTGGTTTTTGGAACCAATCGACAACATCTTTAGTTTCTACTAATTTTAAGTCCTTATTAAATCTTGGGTCTCTCCACCATTTTAAATGGGTTACACAGAAACTGTTATCACCCTTAATGGCACCTTCGTATGATGCGTAGTATATAGGATCTAGTCCGTTAGGTGTTGATATTAGTACCGCTTTACCACCTGTACCTATTGAGGCTAAACATGCTGTCCATAACTCTTGTCCACCTTCAACGAAGGCGGCTTCATCAATTAATAGTACTGTAGGTGTGTATCCACGCAGTGCATCTTGTGATGTTGCTACGGCTTTTATTTCAGAACCATTAGATAACCTGACGTGTTTTTGAGAAGATTTTTCGAACCCCACATTTACCCAATTAGGTAGTTGTTTTATAAAATTAATTATTTTGTTCTGGAACTCTATAGCCGTTTCTTGTTTATTGGCTAATATCAATACTTTTTCTGGTCTATCTGGACTAGCGAAAGCGGTTAATACCGCTGAGTATGCGGCTGTTACAGTCGATATACCAGCTTGTCTGTATTTTAATACTAGATTAAACCTGTGTTCTTTGTAATTTGATACTAATTTTTTTTGACCATCAAATAATTCAAATGGTACGTAACCCTCTCTAGTTTTATCGAAGGTTTCGAAATAACTTTCTATAACATACACGGGGTCACCTGAACATTTAGTGTATTCAAGTAGTAATTCCCTCTTGTCAGTTATCTCTTTTCTCATATATATAAATAGTTTATTATAACCCTAAATCGCTAAGGTCTATATCATCCATGGAATTGTTAAATTCGAACTCCATGATCTCAAGCCTCTTATCTTTAATAATCATTTCGATATATTTCTTGGCCATATCTGGTTCATTCTCTAATTTATTCATGAAATTAATAAAATCATCAGCACTTTTTTTAAATAACTCAAGCAAAACTAATTTTTTAAGGTCGTAATCACTTTCGTCAAATAAAGTATTAAGATTACCCCAAATTAAAGGGAATAACCTTATATCCCAAAGCTCACTAGTTATAGTGTCAGTATACTCGATTAGTTCCTTGGATTTATTCTTAGGTAACCCAGCTACAGAGAGTAAGGAAATAACACCCTTTATCATCTCATGTATCATGATCGGTAAATTAATAGCTTTGACTATAATTTTAGGTATTTCACCATCAAAGTCAAGGTCAACATACCCAGCATTGTTATTATTATTTGCTTCTATACTACCCTTAAAATCATCATCATCAACTAGATAATAAATCAAATCATTAGCTATCAAAGCTTTTTGGTATAAGTTAGTAACATCAGGTATTATGTTATTTATCTCTTCTTGATATAGGTGGAATATATAATGCCCTTTTAAAGAGGCCCCTTGAGCGAGAGCATTTATAGTCCTCCTTTTCACTATTTCATTGGGTATCTCCGACTCTATTTCTTTTTTAGACTCGTCATCTAGAGTTGAATCCATGTTCATCTCTTTGGGTAGCTCTATATTTCCTTGTTCAACAAACTCTAAATCAAAAATAACCTCATCCTCACCTAAAAACCACTCTTCTCTTATTATCTTTTCAGCTAAATTACATAAAGCGGGTCTGTTGGCTGATTCTTTATTTATGGCCGCTGCATTTGAGATCATAGCGTTCATAAAAACTGTTGGTTTTACAATACTTTTAGCCTCAACTTTAAATGTATTACAATATGAATCTATTAGTTCGGTATATCTCTCTATAGCGATCTCTTCTTCTCTACAGATGGTTGAGTTTGGGGTTTTTTTATAATAAGGCATTCTACCTAAAGGATGGTTCCTTGAGGATAATTTATTTAAAATATCACTAGTTATCAAATTGGGGTAACCCAATTCTTTAACCCTCTTATCTAACTCTGATTTTATCATAAAAAAAATGTCTCATTATTAATAATGAGACAAATATAGGTAAATTATTGGATATAACCAATTTTTAAGCTTTAGGTTTACCCTTTTCATCTGGTTTAGGGATAACTATTTTAGACGGATCTTTTAATGGTGTTATCACTGGTGTGATAACTGGAGCTATTTTTTCTTCGTTGTATTTCATTCTATTTCCTTTCTTTTATGAAGGTTAGTATATCAGACTTAGTTAATCTAATCTCATTAGATTCTACAATATTACTTAATATTTCTTTACTATCCAAATTTTCTTCATTAACACCCTTTCTCATATCTAATAGATGTCTTAATACTATGTAAGCCTTTTTATCATCACCACTTTCTATAGCACTAATAGCTTTTTTAAGTACCCACCCATTAGATCCCATACCAATAATAATGTCTTTAACTTCAGTATCGGTCATCTTGGATATAACTTTAGAGTACCCTGAATCTTCAATTTTATCGTCTTTTTTAGGGAATAAATCTAGTTGTTTTGTATCTTTTACGTTAATCACTTTACCCAGTTTATGTAACTCCATTTCTGATTTAGCGTCATCTATGGTTGAGATGGTTTTATGTTCACTAGATTCCTCACCATCATGTTTTATTAAATCCTTAACATAATCAATAACTCCTTCATCAGATAAGTTATCAGCTATTCTATCACCCTCTAGGTCTGTTATGTGGTACCTTTCAGATGGAACCATTTCACTTCTATTTTTTTGGTCCGATGATATATCGTAGTATCTATAACCACCACTCAACCTTTCCAATAAGTTATCAATAATTTCTTTGAACCCTTCATCAGAATTAGATTCTTCTATACCCTCAGATTCATTTTGGGTATTTATTTCAGTTTTAGCAGTATTATTAGCATCAACTAAACTTTTAATAGCATTTTCCGCATCTTTTAACGATTCTATCGCTTTATCGGGATTATTTACAATGTTTTTTATTGTCTCGTCTTCCATTATATTTTATGTATTTGTTCTTTGTTAATTATTTTTAATTCTTTATCTCTACTATAAATTTTACTCTTAACGCTATCAGCATCCTCACCATACTTAAAGACTAATCTGTCTTCTACTTCTGGAGACTCTGTTTCCCATGCTAGGGCTATTATACCCTCAACACAATCGTACATAGAGAAGTTGTCTGAATCGATATTCAATGTCAATTCAATATCTAATGACCTAAGTACCCCAACTTCGTCCACCTGTTCTATATTGGGTGGTGTTGGTGATCCACTAGATGCTGGTTCAACATCCCAATCCTCTCCATATTCAACATTGTCAGTTCTTTTAGAGAATATGAACTCATAAGTGTTCTGTCCTTTGAAATCTTTGTTTAAAGGGTTTATATATATTAAATACATTTAAATTAATTTATTTGTTATTTGAAACTCTAACTCATTTTCGTATATGGTGGTCTCACCATTTGTTTCAACCTTAATATCAATAAAATAGTCCTGTGGTACCATCCATGTAGTATCGATAGTAAAGTAATTATTATTTAAATTCCTATTAACTTTTTCCCATTCTGTTATTGGTATAACCGCTGGTCCTTGTTTGGTGTACATTCTATAGTATACGCTATTACTAGATTCATATTCGGAAACCGTATAAGGTTTTCTTAATAATACGTTTACCTTCCTTTTTTCTCCTTGTCGTACTTTTTCTTCTCTTTTTATCCCACTAACCGATACACCATACCTTGTGTCATCCAACGTATCCGTATTGAATGTGTAATATTTGTCGGCGTCTATAGGTACGAACCTAAGTTTTACGTCTGGTCTATCTATACCTAGGTAAGTTATACCACTCCATATGTCATTATATTCGGTATAACTAGTTAATGTATTTTCGTTAGCATAAAGTTCCACATAATAAACACCTTTTGTTTTTTGTTTTACTTCTAACTCTTCACCTTCTACTGTACATTTTGGTATCTTATCTAGATTCTCTAATTTACCACCAATTACTGATGTGAAAAATAATTTATTGTTTTTACCTAAATAAAAGTTATTTCTGTCGTCATCTATATGGTCATCATATCTGGTTTCTATGAATGGTTCGAAGAATGTTTGTGTGTGCCTGGTAAACAAACCTATAGCATATGTTTTATTATCGGGTTCTTTTGGTATATTTTCTATGGCATTACTGTATTTTAAACAAAAACCTGCATATGTTGCACCAGTAGTTATTCCAGTGGTTATCCCAGTAGTTATTCCAGTGGTTATCCCAGTGGTTACTCCAGTGGTTATCCCAGTGGTTATCCCAGTGGTTATTCCAGTAGTTACTCCAGTGGTTATTCCAGTAGTTACTCCAGTGGTTATTCCAGTGGTTATTCCAGTAGTTATTCCAGTTTTAATATAATCATTAACAAATTGCGTTATATCCATAACTATATCCTCATTACCTTTGTCTAAATGTAATGTCGTTATTGGTGTGCTGTTAACACTTATAACACCTGGTGTATCGAACTTATTAACAGTGGTTCTGTTAAACCAATTTGACGGTTCTTGTATAAAATCTCTATTTTGTTCGAAATTATTCAATGATTCTATGAAGTCGTACCCTGTTCCTTCGTCCCAGAATTCGTTTACGGGGTGTAATTCTAAGTCTATAGAGTTTGGTCTATAGCTTTCCCCTAACATTAGGTTGTTATTAACCCCTAGAAAGTCTTTTATATCGAAGCTGGACGTATTCTTTATTTTTAATGTATGTGTAACACCCATCTCTGGGTTTATGATTTTATCGTTAATCATAGATTTTATCTCGTCAAAAGAACAGTAGAATAAGAATCTACTAGTTTCCCCACCGAAATATAGTTCGGATACTTGGTTCCTACCAGTATTTATATTACTGTCTTTAACGACTGTGTTGTTTTTATCGAAGTATGTTCTGTAGATCCCCATGGTTATAAATATTTTAGTTTATACGTAAGTTATGATTAATTATCTTAGTTGGTTGATTTAATTTATTTCCGTTTATCTCTTGATTCAGTTCACTAGTTAAATTTGATAGTAATTTTCTGGCGTCAACGTTAATAGAATCTTCTACCTGACCAATTGAATGACCGTGTGTTAATACTATACTAATTAACCTATTTATTAGCTCTAACATTTTTTCTCCTCTGACCCATCCGTAAGTATTATAGTCCCTAGAACCATCGTTTGATATACCAGATAGAAACTTAGATACAGTATCATTATTCATACCTTTATCACTACTATCTAAATAGTTTGGTGAATTTAGACTACTTAACAATAAGAATTTATCTGCGTACATTACTTGTGTCGTTACACTTTTGTCAATTACTTCCTCTTCCACCGATTTAATAGTGGTAGTTTGTGGTGGTTGTAGGTTTTGGGTACCAGTGAATCTACCTTCACCATACTTCCTTATTTTACGTATAAAATTATTAAACTCACTAAACCTAACGTAGTCAAGTGACAACGTATCCGATGGTTGTGTGTTAGGTATTAACAACTCTTTTTGTAATTGTGAACTCGGTTTCGAATATAGATCTGTGGCTAATGGTGATATTCTAATGACAGCGTTATTTAAATCGGTGACGATGTCTAGCGTACTATTCACCCCACCACCATTATTAGGCATTGCGCTAATTTTGTTTATTAACCTTATATTACCGTTAGCTTCAATTAACTGATTGTTGTTTGGTGTGTCTGGGTTAAAGTATTTTATTTTTTTAGTTTTGTAAGCTGATAATATTTCTTCGATGGTTTTATCCATCGCCTCAACCTCATTGAAGTCTAGTACGTGTCTTACCGTGTATTGATTTCGCGAATTACCTGATAAGTAGTTAGCATGCTTATTATACTTATTTTTAGTTAAACCCTTTTTATTATCATTATCAACGATCGTATTTATAGTGTTGTATATCGATATAACACATTGTATATTTTTATCAGTTAAAGAGTTTTTCTTAGAGTAATTAAACTCTAATTCTATCATATAATCTAAAAACACATCTTTAACTTTAGTTACTGTTTTAGTAACCTCTTTATAATCTAAACTTTTATTTAATTTAGATATTTGGAATATAGGGTATTGTGTTTTTTTAGTCTTATTATTAATATGATCTAATCTAATTAAAGCTCTATTACCACCTAAACTTATCTGCTCATTATTGAAACCTGATATGTTGGTATCCGAAACTCTATTAGCTATATTGCTTGGTACTTCTGATCTATTCTCAGTTAATCTGTCTCTATAGATGGTTTTTAAATCAGTGGGTGTACTAGTTATTGGTCCAACGTATAATTTTTTGTTATCAGAATCAGTTATAAGTCTAACCACCTGACCAACTAAAGGTATCACATTTAAATTATGTGGTAAAAATGGTTCTGCTACGTCTTCATCTGGTAGATTATTAGTATCAACACCATCGGACCATATAGTGTACTTTGTGTTGTTATCACTATTTGAGTCAACGTATTCTTTTATACCGTTAACGGATAAGTAATTTTTATACGCATTATAATTAACAACCCTAATCCTACCGTAGTTATTTGGGTCATTATTATCTATACATATACCTAATGTGTAATCAGTATTCATTATCCTTTAATTTTTAATCTGTTCTGCAATTCGTTGAGGACTTTACTGTGTGTAGACTCAAGCTCTTCTAGTGTAGTCGTTAACCTTATAAGGGTGTCTTTAACACCATCAAAATCGTTTTTAAGTGCTATTAATGTTGTGGCTAAATCTTTATTAGATTTCTTATCAACATTATCGAATATCTCTTTTAATTTAGGGTTATTCATATCTATTGTATTTGGCCAAACCCTGTAGTTAACCCAGCACCTACTGTCGTTACCTCTACTTTAGCGTTTGTTTTTATATTACTCACCATTAATTTTACTGTCTCTTCTAAAGCTATCATTAGGTGATTTGGTGTCCCATCTGGGAATGTTGCGGCGGTTTCTATACCCTTTTCACTTAAATTAGCCTTTAAATCATTAAGCATTGATACTTGATTTAACCCTGGTTTAAGTCCTCCACCTAGTAATACTAGTGGTGGTGGTATTGGTGGCATTGGTACCACATTTAATAATTTTAGTAACCTTAATATTTGTTCTATTATAGATTGACAGCCTTTTATCTTAAAACCCTTTAAAGCTTTTAATAAAGATAATAAACTACCTAATGACGCTGCGTAATCTAAACCTCTTTGTTTTAAGAAATCAGCACTTATTTTCTTAGCTAAACCTATTAAATCCTTTTTAATTAGATTAAATATATTTTGTACTAATAAGTCTGTGACTGAGTTACCTATTTTCTGTATAACTGGTTTTATAAAATCGACAGAACTTTCAGGTGTTTTTTTCTGATCGTCACCCTTTAATACTAGAAATAGTTTTGGTATTACCATAACTTTGGGTGTAACGACCATCTGCATGATTGAGTAAGGTATGGCTTTAAGTATACCTAACTGAACTTCGGCATTTATGTTAGGTAGGTTTATTACTGCGGAAGTTTCACCTTCGTTAACAACTTTATTTATACCGTTATTTAAACTTTTATCTAAAATACTTGCGGCTTCATCTAGGTTAGGTATTAGTTTAGAATTATCTATTATACCACTATTTTCTGGGCTAACTATTTCGTTAGGGTTGTCACCAGGAAACAATAATTTGTTTGGTTGACTATTGGCGAATAATTCTTCTATAGAATTAAGTATATCATCTGGGTTTATAGTTACGTCTAGATTACCACATGATGAGAACCTTAAGAACCCTTTAGATCTTAATTCTGATATATCTTCTATCTCATCTAACTCTTTGTTGTTAAAATTAAATACGTTATCAAAGTCCGCGTTTGAATCCGTGACACCACTACCTTCACCGTTTTTTTGTGCTTGGTTAGCACTGTACTCGTCATTTAAGAAACTTTTGTTTGTTGAATCTGGCTTGGTAGTGTCCTCATCTTCATTACAAAACCCAAACATTTTTTTCAAACCTTTGGTTAATCCACTTTGTTTAAGCACTATTGTTTTACTCAATTGACCTTTTATTGATAACGCACCTGTTAATGTGTCGGTTAGTATAGCCATGAAGTTAGGGAAGTTAAATACTGGTATTACTATATCAATATAATCGTCCAAAAAATCACTGAATAATTTTTTTGAATATGATGGTCCGAATTGGAATACATATGTTGAACTATCTTTAGCGTGTAAGGTAAATAAAACTTTACCTTCTTTTTCTAAAACTAGCGGAGATGATTTTGTAGCGTTTTGAGCCTTGTTAAAGAAGTAATTCACATGCCTTTTTACGTCATTACCTTCGTACATTAGTTTACCTGTACGACTATCTGGATCTATATTTAATAAACCATAGCCGTCTATCTCAGATTTAGACATTTCTATACCAGTAACTGATAAAGTTGTGTATTTTTCTGGTATTATTAAGTTTTCGTCGCAACCAAATTTAGCTATAAAAGAATCTTTTATAACTTTATTTATCGAATCAAACTTCTTTAGTTCAGATAAACTACCTTTTAATATTAAACTTTTAAACTCTTTTTGACCTCTAGTTGACTTAACTAATTCAACCAAAAAATCAATAAACTCTAATTTATTGATTTTCTTTTGTGAGTCAGTAATAAACCCTTTCTGTGTATTTGATGTAGTTAATGATCTATATCTTGAAAATATTTCGCTTTGTGAACTCATACCTATTCATATTTTTTTTCGTTTCCGTTTGAGTTATCCTTAGATTGGTTTTTAAGGAATTCTTCGGCCCACTTTCGATCATCTTCAGTTATAGTCATATTTGAACCAGCACCTTCAATTGGTTTACCAGATTTATACAGTATATCACCTTGTATTTTAATTAACCTAATCTTTTTTTCTATCGAAGAGTCAATTATTTTAAGTAAATCGTTAGTTATTTTACCAACTAAAGCTATATCTGAATTTTCTTGTATGTCTTTACTAAACTTTTTATATGCAGATAACGCCCTGCTTCTTTCGTCAACTATCTCATTATAAGTTTCTTGCATTAGTTCCCTCATGCTTTCTTCAGTAACTTCTACCTTTTTTTTCTTTATTGCCATAATAATATTATTTTATAATAAATATCAGTCATCTAGATAATCGTTCTTAAACATTTTATATAATGATTTAAACCTTTTCATACTATTCCTTATTTCTTTAGTGTTTAAACCTGTCATATTTCTTATGTAAAGTAGAATTAAGTTTTTGTTGAATTTAGTTGAATTTTTACCATCGCTTACATCTGAGAATAATTCCCTCCACTCTTCTAATATTTTGGCTAGTGCGTAACCAACCTTAAACTCATTGTCGGATAGGTTATCATTCTTCAAATCTTCTCTAACACTTATAGCTAAATTTTCTAAGAAAAGTGTAAAGTCTATATCTTCAGTGTCTATATAGTAAGTGTACCCATCTCTTTTTAATACATCACTCTGACTTTTATCAATATCTACTAATGATGTATTCCTTTTGTGCTCCTTGACCATTTCACCAAAGAGATAATTTTTACATATAGTACCGAAATACGAGTACGATTTTTTACCTTTTTCTGGTTTGAATTTGTCGAATTTAGTTATTAGAAACGATAATGTATCAGAATGTAGATCTTCGAACTCATAAGATGGTCTGTAAAGTCTATACGTTCTTATTATGTTTTCTATTAACTTATCTATAGGGGCTCTTAATTCTTCCCTATAGATTTTTTGGCGTTCGTAGTCAGACTCAGCTTCTAAAAACCTAACAACAGCTTCTTCTTGCTCTGGACCATAGTAGGTTTTATTTTTTTTCTTCCTACCCATTAATCAACTGTTTCTACATCCTCATATTTTATATTTCTATCATCATTAAACAAATACTCTTTCTTAGCAGTTTCCATCCAGAATAAACCCTCATTTGGTTCGATCTTATATTCTAAGGCTTCACTATTTTTGTACAACCAGAATAAAGAGTTATCTCTCATGTTTACGTGTTTGTAAGCTATCTTAGGGATGACCATTGATTTATGACCATTACTATGGAATCTTAATAGGAATTCATAATTAAATGTTAGTTTAATTTGTTTTAAACCACCTATATTATTAAACACTTCAGTTTTTATAACCATACCACATAAACTGATGTTAGGGTATTCAAGTAGTACTTCTAGATCAATATTACCAACTGTTTCAGTAAAGTTGTACGCCCATACAGCTTCGTTCGATAACCCAATGAAATTACCTTCTTGGTCAACATCATTTACGATGGGTAAGAATAAATCTACTTCAGGGTAAGACTCTATGTGGTCGTTAACGTTTTTAAACCAAGTTTTAGATAATTCATCATCAAACTCTAGGACACTCATAAATTCAGTGTTAACCTCTTTAGCAGCGAAGTTTATCTGACTTTGGTAATCAGTTTCACCAGTGTTAACTATAACTTCTATGTCTAGTCCATCGTATTTACCAAAATCTACTGATTCTACCTTTTCTTTGACATCGGAACAATCACATATGACTACTAGTACCTTTTCTGGTTTAGTTTCATTTATGTTAATGGATGATAGTGCTATATCGAACATATCATCAAACTTATGTTTACCCGCATCTTCTACTGAATGTACTGGTACTATAATTGTTAAATTACTTTTGCTCATCTTCTTGTAATGTTTCTTTAATATTCTCTTTTATTTTTTCTAATTTACTCACTTTCTTATCGAATAAGTGTTCAAATACCTCTACAGTATTTTTTTCGAAATTATCTTCCGAGTACCTGTCCTTAATAGTTTCCTTAACATTAGTTAAGTTATCAGGTAGCGTGTCGTCTAACCAATTTTTTATAAAACTAGATAATATTTCAGGTATTTGGTTCTCATCGTACATCCATACACCGTTATCGTCAGTCATCCATTCTGGGATAATATTAGGTACTTTACCTATAACGGGTACGTTAGATTTGATTGATTCTACTGGGAATCTACCGAATGACGAGTCATCGTCTATCCAGACTGATACAGCACATTCTTTTAAGTTTGAAGCGAAATCGTCGTGATTCATTGTGTGCATATCTTTAAATGAAACGAATCTATAGATAGGATATTTCATGTAAAAAGCCTTTATCAATTTAGCTGCTTTTCTGGCTTCACGACAATGTATCGCAATAATAGGTTTTTGTGGTTTTTCGCTAGGTTTGAAGCTACCACCTATTTTAGGTTCTATGAATTGTACGTCTTTTACTGGTACAGTACCTTCAATCATATCCTTGAGAGTGTTTGATGTTGTTATACATTCTTCGGCACCAGAATCAAGCCAAGATTTACCAGGTGAGAATGCCTCTAACATATAATCGTAAGATTGTACATAGATTATTTTCTCCATAGGCATGTTAACTATCTGCTCAAAAACGCTTCCGTACACTTCTGGTACTACTATAAAGTCTGAAGGACCTACAACTAAGTTATTATCTTCAATAGACATGTGTTCTATCTCGTCACATTCTGTTGATAACCAACTACCCACTTTTATAAAGTCGTTTTTTTCGTGTAACATTGCTACATTATACCCAGCGTTTTTTAAAGCTAATGCTTGGTCGTACAGGTGAATAACACTTGATTTACCGTTACCTTTAGTGTCTGGTACCATAAATATTATTTTATGTTCTTTATTTTGAATCTTAGCTATAGCAGATTCTAGGTTACTAACCAATTCTTTACCTTTTTCCATTATTTTCTTTTTTTAATTTTCTTAGGAGTTTAAATAATTCCTTTGTGTTAATTATAGCATAATCGGATTTAATGTCAATATTAAAATCGTTTATATGTTTTATCGATATTTTACCTTTTGGTTTAGATTTTAGTAGCTTGGGATTGTCTGTAACGATTACGTCACAGTGCGTCCAGAAGTCTTTCCATTTTTTAGGGAAAATAACTTGTTCTAGATTGTAATAATTCTTACTTAGGAAGAAAAGCGTCGCCGCTTTTGACCTCTGACTTTCGTTATTAAGTAATACTATTTTGATCCTGTTTTTATTGGAGAAATCTGATATATTTTTAATGATACCTTGTTCCGTTTCATCAGTTCTGCCGAATATTTCAAAAGAAGCTTCGTCATACATGAATTTATCTAAATTAAACCCGTTATCTTTAGCGTTTTCAGGGAATTCAATCTCTTTACCATCATCCTTAAATTCTGGTGATTCAATAACAGGATCAATATCAGGGAAATGTTCTGATAACTTAAATGGGTTTATAGGACCCTCTACCTCTTTCTCAAACTCAAATTCGTAAAGGTCTTTCAATTTTGATACGTGGTCACGTAAAATATTGTTTATTGTTATACCAATTATCATGTTCTATTTTTTATTAAAATTAGTAGATAATTGGTATAAAATAAAGTCTACATCTATTTTTCTCTAAATATTTGTTCTATTTTTTTAATCAACGGGTTTCTGACTACGTCACTGTCAGTAAGTACGACAGTACCCACCTCTTCAAAATCAGAAAACTTTTCGATTATAAAGTGTAAGGAACTCTGACCCTTTCTCTTCATGTCTACTTGATTCTCATCACCTAAAAATATCATTTTAGAGTTCTCACCCAATCTTGTCATTATGGTTCTTATGTTATCTATAGAGATATTTTGAGCCTCGTCTATGATTACTATGGAGTTATCTATATTTATACCCCTCATGTACGCTATAGGCATTTCTTCTATCATACCCGCTTCTCTAAGGGTTTGAGTATTATATTTACCGACTATCTTTTCGAAGTTATGCATAAAAGAGTACATAAAAGGTTCCATCTTTTCTTTCATAGTACCTTTTAAAAAGCCTATCTCTTCATCTTTTAATGTTGTAACCGACTTAACTATAACTATTTTTCGATATCTGCCATCATTTTTTATTAAATCTAGTGCGACTGCACAGGACAAGTAAGTTTTACCTGTACCTGGTAATCCAGAGCATATAACCATCTCTTTATCCTTTATTTCTTTAACTAGTTTTTTCTGGTTAACCGTTTTACACTTTATATCAACCTTAATTCTTTTTAAAAAATCGTTCCCTTGATGATCATTACTCATTGATTCTAGGATATCCTGCTGTTCTTCGTATGATAATTTTTTTCTAGCTTTTCTAGCCATATGTATGTTTTGTATTAAAAGTAATCTTCACTGTTTATATTCTTATCGTCGATAAAAATATCGTAAGGAGGTTTGCCGAATTTCAATTCATGGTGTTTGACTCCCCATTCCTTAAATTGCTTCTTGGTTAGTTCCGAATGATCTATACCTGTTACGGAACCCCTTGCCGTCCAATAAACAATAGTGTTCCCTTCGTCGTATAATTTATTTATCTTTTTGATTCTGTCCATCATTGGGGTACTGGTTGTATAGTCGGTACTCCCTGTTTTAAATATAGTATTATCTATATCAACATATATTAACATATAAATTAATTTTATTTCCTTAAACTCTTCATTTTAGATAGTTCACCACCAAATAATTCTCTAGGACCTTCTGGTATTGATAATGATTCTTCTATATCTCTAATACCTTTAACTAATTTAAATAAACCAGATGGTTCAATTGAAGCTGAATGATCGGATCCCCACATACCCCTGTCTAGTGTTATGTGGCGTTCTACCCATTTTACGCCCATTGGTATAGCAGCGAAAGTGGTTACTAGCCCGTACTCATGTCCGCTATAACCTATTTCTTTTTCAGCGTAGTGGTTTTTTAACCATGTTATGTAATTTAAATTTAATTCGTTTACTGGACATGGATATGTTGAGTTTGTGTGCATTATAACGTCTGGGTTACACGCATCTATACATAAAGTAACCTCATCTTCATTACTCATACCTGTTGATATCATTAAGTAATCGGCCTTTTCTCTAGCATACTCACATAATTCAATATCGGTTATCAACGCCGATGGTATTTTCATAGCTACTCCTAGGTCACTTTCGTACTTCATCATAAAATCTACAGATGTTTTATCCCAAACGGATGCGAACCAGTTAATACCAATCTCTTTACAAAACCTATCTATTTCATCGTACTCAGCTTCACCGAACTCAGTTTTCCATTTATATTCTAAGTAAGTTATCTCACCCCAAGGAGTTTGTCTCATCTTACCTTTCTGTTCCTCTGGAACACATATGTCTGGGTTTCTTTTTTGAAACTTAACATAATCACAACCAGCAGCTTTAGCTACTAATATTAATTGTTTTGCTATAGCTATATCCCCGTTATGGTTGATACCTATTTCACCTATAATCTTTGTCTTACTATTCATAATTTACTTTTGTTTATAATATTTTTTATTTAACATAATATAGTCATTCTGTTTGACGTTAATTGCTGTTGATTTAAATATAGGAAAAAATCCTTTACTGTAAAGGTATTCCATAACTTTAGGTTCTAAAGTTTGTCCTGTGAAATATTCAACCTCCTCAGTTTCAATTTGTAGTATTTTTATATCCTCTAAAATACCACCAAAACTTTTTAAGGCTTCTAATGTAGCTCCTTCAACATCTATTTTAACGAGGTCGGGTATATCTAAGGATTTTTCTGTTATGTACGTGTCCATCCTTTTACATTTTAACTCAACTAACCGTTCTTTAGTTTTTGATAAATTTTGTTCAAAAATACTATGTATACCATTTTGTTCTTTTTCGTAAAAATGTGTTACCCCATCGTAATCTCTTATTACGAAATTTTCAAAACTAACTTTTTCGGTATCTTTACCTAGTAGGAATTTTTTGTAATTGTTGGGTAAACCTTCGAACCCTATAACTTTAGCGTCAAATAATTCTGATAGAAGGAAGCTGTCAACTCCGTTTAAACACCCTACGTCATAAATTAATTTTATTTTTGATATATCCAAATTTTCATTTAGTACATCTTTCATTGTTTCCATGTTTAATCTAGCCATTTTTCGTATATTTTAATGTATTCATTTGCGATAGTTTCTGGGTCCCAATGGTTCTCCATCCATAATCTACTTTCGTAACCTTTATCAATTATTTTATTTAAACCAGATTCTATTAAATTAATTAATTCTATTTCTAAGTTTTGGTGATACGTGTTAATAAAAGGGTTTGTTTTAGCGTTTGACGACCTTAGTAAAACTTCTTCTACTTCCTTACTAACAGAACATATGGTTGTTATACCCATGGCCATTGATTCGAGGCCTGATCTGTGATACGAATCGGTCTTAACTTCATCTATAAATATATTACACTCAGATTTTCTTTTGAGACATTCTTCTAGTGGCACCCCAGTAATCACCTCTATCTCCACTTTATCTTTATATATTTTTTTTATTTTATTTAGGATTGGTATAGTTTCTTTGTAACCCTTATCAGCCCATTTAGACGAGGGTGTTGTTGAAGATGGTGAATATCCTATTCTAATTACTTTGTTTTGATATTTGGGGATGTATTTAACATCAAATAAATCTACTGGGTTTCTTACCACTCTACAATGTCTATATTCGGGTAAGGTGGCATGATATTGGGCTATTACTAGTTTTGGTATATCAACATTTAATTCAACTCTAAAAGGTTCACTGTGGTATTGTATAATACTTTTCTTGGTAGTATAGAACTTCTTGTTGTGTTGGTGTACTATATCTGAATTAGGTATAATTAATTTACCTGGGTAAGAATAACCAACAACATATGATTTATGTTCGGTATATTTGTTTATAACCTCACTTATAGCTTCTGGTGCCTCGGCTATGTTGGTGTGTTTAGTATGTGTTACTATCATAAAAAGTTATTATATTATTTTTTTTATCATACTCAAAAGCCATACTCATTATTTCTAATTTCTCTTTCTTATAATTATGTACTTTAGATATCTCGTACTCTAAACCTTTATCTGTCCTTAATAAACTATTTTCACCACCGTCATAGAAGTTAAATCCTATTAGGTCTATCTTTTTAAACCCACCTAGGTGTAATAATAACTTTAGCATGGTATACCCGCTAGTGCTTGGTTGTTCGTCTGTTTTCATACTATTATGATCATTATGGTGGTTATACTTAAGTATTAACCCCTGATGAACCTTGTTTAAACCTTTAACCTTATTGATCCAGTTAGTGAGGTTATTTGATATGATAAATCTTATAGGTACGTATTTATCTAGATTTTCGTCTTGTAGGTATACGCTAACATGTATTGTAGTTTTAGACCCAGTATATACTTCGTTTAATTTAAATGAGTTGAATCTTACGACAATATCATTAGAGTCAATAATATCACCATTTTCTTTTTTAAGTAAGTCTGATGAGTTAGCAACTAATATTATAGTCTTATTTTTTATCATCCTCTTTAAATTATCTAAAGATAATAAAGAGCGTTTTTTTAAAAATTGGTTTAATAATCTGTCAATGGTTTCGTCATATAATTCTTGATTAGACTTATCATTGTTTTTTGTTTTAGTTCCTTTAATAGTGGTGAGTGTAGGTTCAGAAACATTTTTTTGTTCTGTTTTTACAACCCCTTTCTTTAAGTCAACATTTTTTTGTTCTGTTTTTACAACCCCTTTCTTTAAGTCAACATTTTTAGTTTTATTCACTTTAAGACCTTTTTTAGGGTTGTTAGCTGTTACTATTTCAACCACGTTTTCTAAGACCTCATCGACCTGAGAATTAATTTTAATTCTTTGTTTCTGGTTACTCTTAGTAACTATTGATTTACCCTTATTTTTTTTCTTTGCGAAGTAACCCATCAAAATCTTTTTTAGTGTCAACGTCTATAACATCGTATATTTTAAAGAAATATGTATCATCATTATATAAATTATTGTTTAGTTTACCTAATTCACTAACCTTAAATATAGATATGTAATGAGATATTTCAAATATTTCTGGGTAGTCTTGTCTCCTGTATAGATTATGTTTAACTAACTGTCTACCTTTGTTGTTACCTGCGTTTAACATATATAAATATGGGTGTACACCTTTAAAATCCTTTTTACACAACAAACTTTTTTCTTTATTATCTAAAAATAATTTATAGACATTTTTAACCTCTTTAAAAGTTCTTTCTGGGTAAGTTAGGTATAGCATTATAACCACATCGTCGTAATTTAAATCACCGTTTTTAACTAGGTATTCAATGACTTCTTTTGTGCTGGTTGTGTCAATGGCTAACTCATCTGGTCTAATAGAAACTTTTAAACCCATTAATTCACATTTTTCGATCAATACTTCATCATCTGTTGATACAATTATGTATTTGTGGTATTTTTTAGGTATACTATCAACTGTTTCGTTAAAAAGTAACCTATTTTTAAAAGGTAAGCCTTTTGAGTTTCTTCTGGCTGGTATTAATATTTTAAGTTTATCCATTATATAATAATTTAACTTCACCTTTATTAATGAGATTGTTGACCAAAGCCTTTTCTAAGTCTGGTCTATGACCTATCATTTTATTATCGTCTTTATAGTAATGAACTCCATTCTCAAAGAAATCAAAACCATGTATTTTGACATTATAACCTTTTTCTATAAAATAGTATATCATCACTAATCCAGTAGTGGCCCATAGGTTACCAGCGTCTAACAATTTATTTACCTTGTTGTAGAATTTTACAGGGATCACATTAAACCCATCATTAACTAAAATCTTCTTCTCTTCTTCGGTACATCTTATGATGTTTGGGTAAACGTAGAATTTACTTTTGAAGTTTTTGGTTATATGTTTAGATGACATTTTAGTCTTGACCCATACGTCTGTTTTGGTACCAACGTGTTTTTCGTAACCTTTTGTCTCGAAGTCATTGAACCTAATAACTGTTTCATGAGAGTCTATTAGTTCACCCAATTCTTTATCTAAACAAGACGGACCATTACCTATCAATAAAACTTCTTTCATATAACTTTTTTACTTTTATGAGAATCTTTAGTGAAGTCTGTGATATGTTTCTCTCTATCGAAATCGTATTGGTAACCCAGGGATCTATCCCTGTTAAACTTACTTAACCTTTTATGGTAACTACCCATTTTATCTAGAAAGTATTTTAACCCTATTTTTTTATAATGTAATAGTTTAACATCACCATCGAAATACTTTACATTACCAGAGGGGTTAGCGACATGACAGCCGAAATTATAATTAATCTCCTTTATCTCACTTGGCTTGAACATACATAGTTTGTCAAAATGATTGTGTCTTATACCGTATTTAACGTCACTTAATAAATCAACACTTTTAGTGATGTCGAAATCCTCTATTATCATATCATAACCCACTGGTTTTATTATAGTAGCACTACTATCGTTAAAGTTTCGTATTAAAGTTCCTATGTTTTCGGTATATAGAAACTCGTCCATATCACAAACTATTACAATGTCCGCTCTACCTATCGAATTTTTCCATAAATTATTTTTTATCTGTAGGTAGGCATCGTCGCGTATTTCACCACCAGTATCGTAACTAATGATAGTTACTTTAGGGTGTTCAGTTAATATCTTAACACTATTGTCATTAGATTTGTTATCGTAAACTATGATTCTATCAACCCAGTTTTCGTAGTGTTTTAAAAATGAAGGGATTATCTTTTCTTCGTTCCAACATAGTACGTGTAAGTCTACTTTTGGTAATGATTTATCGAATACTATATGTGAGGTGTTTTTATTTAGGTTTATTGGTATGTTTTTAGAATTTCTGGTCTCAAAGATTAATTTATTCTCCTCCCATTGTTTGTTAGTACCACCAACCGATTTATGTATCAATTTAATATTAGACATTAAACCTATTTTAGCCCCATTTATATGATTATCAAAACAAAATGATATGTCATAGAAATGGAACCCTTTATACGATTCATCGAATTTACTTATTAACCTAGTCCTATCTACCGCTAAAAATAAACCATCCAGAACAACCATCTCTTTTAGTTCATTACCGTAACTTTTAGAGAATTTATTCTCCCATACTTTATTACCGTCGGTGTGTTTAACGGTTCCGTGCATAGCGTTCCTTATCTCCCACCACATACCACTGATCATGTGATTCGTGCCAGCAACACCTAGTATGGAATATTCTTCATTTTTATCAAAATGTTTTATTAACTTATTACCCCAATTTTTTGTTTCAAAAATTATATCATCATGACAAAAAACCACTATATCACTAGACGCTTCTTTTAACCCTTTGTTGTATATTTCAGTTAATGAGTATTCTCCGTTATTTAGGTACGGTAATACTTCAACACCTTTATGTAGACATGTTTTTTTTACGTGTTCAACAAATGAATCGTCTATAGCTCTGGTTGAGAAAACGACACTGATCTTAATGTTAGTCTTCATCTTTTTCTTCTATTAATTCTCGTACCGTATCATCGTCTTTAAATTTTAATACAGGTATGATCCCATTAAACATCTGTATGAAACTAAATTTTAAACTAACCTCATTTAGCTCTCTTTGGAGGAAAGTGGCTAACTTATACTCGTCCGATCCTGGTGGATAAACAAATGCGTACAATACTTTATCTCCGACCTCTATCCTTTTACCAGACCAAACTGTTTTGTACTCGACTCTATCTAGTACATCTGGTGTGATAGTTTTGTAAGCCTTTATTTGTTCTTTAAATTCTTCCATAACATTATTTAACTCCTGTTGAACCAAACCCGCCTTCACCTCTTTCTGATGAAGATAGTTTATCTTTTTTTATAAGTTTAGTCCTATCCATTGTTTGTACGGCGGCTATAACTCCTTGGGCTATTCTATCACCATTATTTACGGCAAATGATTCTGAATTATCTGTATTATAAAGTATAACCCCTACTTCGCCTCTGTAACCAGAGTCTACTGTACCAGGACTATTTAATACCATCACACCGTTTTTAAGGGCTAAACCACTTCTAGACCTAACCTGTAATTCATAACCTAACGGTATCTGAAAATATAAACCAGTTTTTATTAATGTTCTATTACCTGGTTTTAGTTCGATCGGTTCATCTATATTGGCTCTAATATCAAAACCACTGTCGCCGTGTTTTTCGTATGATGGGTCAGGGTTGTCAGATTTATTTATAAATGATACTTTTAATTTTATACTCATGGTTTCTTGGTCGTAATCCCAGTCACCCATTAAATCTTGTGTTTGACCTAACACACTTTCTAAGTCTTTCTTAACATCCTCACTAAGAAGTTCGTTTATGTTTATATTATCTAAATGATTTTCCATTCTAAACTAATGATTTGTATAATTCGTCTCTATATTTTGTTACGTTATTTATATCGTAACGATCTTTAACTGTTTCGTATAACTTTTCACCTAAGTCCGTTACCATATTTGGGTTATCCATTAACATTTTAACGTGTTTACCCCATTGTTTATGGTTTTTACTAGTTTCCACTAATAAAGAGTTACCATCACTGTTAATAGTACCACCTTTGTTTACCGCTGATATTAAATCTATTGTATACGGACCGTAGTTTTGTGCAATGATAGGTTTTTTGTGGAAACCAGCCTCAATAACTTTTAACTGAGACTTGTATTTATTAAATTCGTTATCTAACAAAGGTGCTAATGCTACATCGAACTCGTTATAACCTGTAGCATAGTTATTAATATTTTTTGTCCATATCCTTCTGTATGGTTTGTTTAAGTCATCAAATTTAACTTCTGGGTCAAACTTCATTAGATGACTTAGATACTCGGTATCACCCTCTAATAATCTAAAATTGTTAGTTATAAACACCTCATACATGAACCATGTAGTTTCTAGTGGTTGCATATCTCTTTCCATCCACTTTTTAGTTTCTGGGTTGAACATTTTAACCTTACCTCTTTTATCGAAACCGCATAAAACAAATTGTATTTCATCTTTTCGTTTTGCTGTGGTCTGAGCTATATCTTTAATTAATTCGATATCTTTAATATGGGAAGACCCGCCAAGCCAACCGAACCTTAATCTATCAGATTCTGTAGGTTTTGGTGTAAATTGTTGTTCTTTTGGGTTAATCGCGTTTGGTAATACGAAACAGTTTTTGTTGTACTTAAATACTTCATCTCTTAGTATTTCTGTTGTAACAGTTACCATATCAGCACTTTTAACTAGATTGATAATAGTTCTACTGTATCCACCTTCTTTAGCCTGTAAATACATACCGTGAGATTTATCCAATCTCCAGTAGTCATCTAAATCAAGAACTATTTTACCACCTAAAGATTTTATCTTAGCGAAAATCTCTTCGGCTTGTTGGTAATTACCCCCAGGTACCCTATTAAAAAAGAATATATTAAACTTTTTTAGGTAGTTAGTGTCGTTAAAATCTATATTTTGGTTTATCTCTACAAAATATTCTTCACTGTGGTTATTTTGTAGGGTTACGTGTGGGTCTATACACCTGTATTTACCAGATCCAGACCTATCATTAGGGTTAACTAGTATGTTTATCTTACTCATTAAATTTATTATTTGTGTAATAATAGTAAATTTAATGCATAAATTAAAGTAAATCTGTTTATTTATTTGGGTGTTACTACCCCTCTTCTACTTACGACGTTGGAAGCGTTTTCATTAGCTTTTATTATAGCTTCTGAAATATCTGAGGTTATATAGTAGGTAGTTATGAATGAAGCGGTAAAAGTATCACCAGCACCGCTTACGTCTATGGTTTCTTGAGGGTTTAGTGATGGGTATAATTTACTACCATGTCTAGCACCTTTAGATCCTAGTGTTACTATAATACCGTTATGTGTTAAATGTTTATTGTTACCATATTCTGATTCATTCAATTTTATAAACGTATAACTATTTATAATATCATTATTTAATTTACGCTTAGAATCTAATATAGATAACTCACTTAACTCTCCTATTCTTTTTACATCAGAATCCTTTAAAAAACCTTTGTTGTAATCACTTACAACGACTATATCAGCCTGTTTTATAGATTCTATGATATCGTTAGTCCATTCTATAGGTGTTAAACTGTCCTCACCTTTATCTACCCTTAAGAACATATGGTTAGATTTATTCTCGATATAACGTGTTTTAGTTATATTTTCAGTTTGTATCACTGAAGTAATCTGAGAGTTTGGTAATATAGACTTTAAATTTGTTGTTGTGTTACCAGACATACCTCTATTTTTAACAGTTTTTATTGGGTTTAAAACTGGTACTGGGGCTTCTGGTGATAATCTATCCGATTTACAATAAATAAACTCGTCAGTGCAACTCTCACCTATAACTAGAATTCTAATCTTATTCATATAATAAAAATTTACCTTTATTAATTAAAGTTATTTAGTGAATGCGTTGACAAATTGTAACCCCCAAGGTTCTTGTTTGTAGATCACTAATCCGAAAGAAATATCTTTTGTTTTCCAGGAAACATCTTTTTTTACTGTAAAGTCTAGGTTAATTGTGTGGCCTCTTTCAGCACCATTTGTTGTTAATTGGTACCCAAAGTTTTCTACTGAACTAACCGTTGTTGGTTTTGCGACTCTAGCAACATAGTTGTGATGAACTGTGTTGTTCCCGTCAACATGCCCATTTTGGTAACCAACGATGTTGTCAACTATCATGTATGGGGCTATATAGTACACACCTTCCACATTAGCAAAAAACTTTGTTGTGGTTTTTAACAACACATTTTGACCTGATACTTCCATGTCGTAATTAGCGCTAGCAACAACGTAATCAGATTCAACGTGCTTCGTAATCACTGAATCATCAGCGTTTGGAATAAAATTGTAAAAAAATGTTGGTACTGAACCCCCTAAGTTAAAAGTTGGTCCTACTTCATCAAACAAAGTTGAACCTTCGGTAGTTGTAAAGGCGTCTTTCCAAGCCATAAATAGGGCTTTTCCTTTGTAAGTTTCTTTCAATGTTTCAAATTGAGGAAACCCCCAACTTCCACAAGGCCCGCACCAAGTTGCAGTTCTCTTTCCGATAACAGCCATGTTTGCTTCTGTTACTTCCAATGTGTTTTCTGATTCTTCCATTGGTGATGTTTTTCGACAAGCGAATAGTGCTGTTGTGATTAACAGGCTTAAGATTATTTGTTTCATAGTTAGTAGATTTATTGCAATATAGTGAATTTAATTAAAAACCCAATTAATATATTGCATTTAATTGGGTTTTTGAGTTTTTAACTTTCTTGTTTGTTGGTGGTTATATCGTCGAACTTACCCGACTTGGCCGCCTCAACAAAATCAGAAAACTGTGATTTAGTCCATGTGGTTATACCTTCTGGACCTTCTTTATCGCCAAGTACTATCGTGGATTCTTTCACCTCTATTACTGGACAACATTTGTTTTTACAAAATTTTATTACAGACATATCATACTTTTTTAGTATCCTTGATTTTATCTAAGATTGACCATATACCACCTATTAGTGTTGTACCACCACCGATTAATTCTAATACAAGAGCTTCGTCAGCAAACCCTTTTGCGACAACAATACCACCAACAAATGTTAGTACGTGTCTAATAATTCCCATTAATTGTTCTTTGTTCATAATTTTTATTTATTTATTTATTTTTATTATTCTCTTTTAATGACATTAATTTACCACCAAAAGTCTTTTCACCTATTTTTATTTGTATAGTCTCATCAATAGACGTATTTTTACTCATCTTGTCTATCGTTTCTTCAACAGTTTTTTTTATGATATATTCTATCAAATTAGTGTCCATAACTGGAGCTTTAGATTCTACTACAACCTCTTTAGTTATTTCGGGTCCTGTTGATTGATATACGTTATTGTAACTGTTTTGAGTCTCGTTAACCTTACTTACAACGTTGTCTAAACCAACTGGTACTGTTGGGTCGTTAATAGGGTTGTTTAAGAAAGATTCTAATATTTCTTTAGGCATTTTAGATGACTCTAGGTTTTTCATAGTCTTTTTAGGTCCAGTGTTCTTAGACGCTACCCTTGCTTTCATTTCAGCCTCAGATATGTACTCTGGTTCCCTTTCATTATAGTTAGGTTGTGGTGGGTATGATGTGCTAATACCATTATTTGTGTTTTGGTTGCTATTAGAGATACCACCTTCTACTTTCTGCATTACTTTTCTTGCGTTAGCTATACCTTGAGCTAATTTATTCGCTTTTTCTTCACTATTCATATGTACTATATATCCATTTTAGAAAACCAGAGCTGTAAGATTCATTAATAGTTAAATCGACATTTTCTCCTTCTTCATTTTTATTTACCATTTCTGGTTCTTTATAATTGGGATCTTTAGGTCCAGCTGGTTTATTAACATCTAAATAATTTATAGACTTATCATTAGCCATCTTTTTGTCTGATCCATCCGTTTTGTAATCGCTTTTAGGTTCGAAAGTTTTTAGATTCTTACCCGTGTTATCATACATCACTTTAATCGTATTATCTTTAATTTCATCAACAATGAAAGTTTTCCATTTTTGGTTTTCTGTGTTAGTCACACCTGTAGTTTGGTAGGCCCTAAGCATCCATTTACCAGTACCCTTACTTTTACCTAGTGCTACTGGTTGTACGCGTCTATAGTTTTGTTTAGTGTACTTTTTATTGTCAGGGTCACTAACTTTAACACCTCTGTACCAGAACGAAACCTCGTATTTATTTTCAATTGCGTATCTAATAACATCTAACTTATCATCACCGATATTTTCAATTATAAGCATAATATTATAAAATTAAAGTACAGATTCGTCTGGATATGTATTAGTATTCTTGTAGTTATTAACAGCTAATAATTTAGATCTTTCAGCTACATCAGTGTCGTTACCGATAGTACCTTTCCCTAAATCACCTTTTCCTTTACTGTCACCGTCACTTACAGCATTAGGGTTTGTAGCCCCATACTCGAATGAATCTGGTTTATATTCGTTAGTTGGTATTAATTTACCTTCTCTTTCATCGCTAGCTACCTGTCTAAGTTGTTGTGAAGCAGGTACTTTTAAAATATTGTTAGCCATAATCTTTAAATTTTATTTATTAATTTTTTTATTTTATCTATATCCTCTAATAAAGCACTATTCGTCATTAGGTCTGGTACATCCATAACTCTATCACCTATACTAGTGTCGAAGTCATTATCTTTATCATCTTGTCTAAATTGTTGACTCATACCAGCATTAGTTTTTGCGACTTTTTGACTCTTAACCCTTTCTCTTTCACTTTTTATTAAACCCTGAACCCATTTATTCATAGCATCACCACCATTTAACTCGTATTCTATTGGGTTTAAGTTGTCTTTATCTAGCGTATCAAAGTAATGTTTTATCATAACTAAGTTAACAAAGGGTTGGTTAGTGTTTTTTATTAAATGGTTGGCTCTTTTATAACCCTTTACTGTCTTATGTTCAGAGTGTTTTTTAATCGCACTTTTTAATAAATCAATTAACTCTTCTGGTAAGTCATAGGATTTACTCTTTAATATAGAATTTTCTTCGTTTATGTTCTCAAATAACTCACTCATTATCTAAAGATTTCTTAAAGTAGTCTAGTAAAACCTTTTTTTCGGATTCATCCATATTTTTATTAAAGAATTCAATAAGTCTATCTAATTTACCTAAAATTAGGCTTTCTTTACCTCTTATTTCTTCTATGGTGGTAGGTACTACTTTGTTTATTATGCTACTGTCTTTACCTCTAGATAATAAATCTTCTAACATTTTAAACGCCTTTTCTTTAGAAGTAGTTTTAGTTAGTTCCTCTGGGTTGGCTGGTTTAACATCTTTTTTATCCTTTATTTCTAGGAAGTAATCTTCAAAAGTGTTCTCTAAACCCTTTTTATATAGGAATTCATAAAACTTTTCTGGTGAGTCTTTTAGTTTATCTGCTTCTTCGTTGAACGGTAGTGTTGATTCTCCGTAGTATCTCCTGTAGTTTTGGAATAAAAAAGGTTGTCTAGTTTTTAATACCGAAGCGTCAGTAGTGTCATGTGACGTGTTCTTGTAATCGACATGTTTTAGATCACCACTTATGATATTACCTTCATCGTCAATAAACTCTTTGATGTTTTTATTATTTTCCATAGAATATTTTATTATAAATATCTTTGAGTTTAGTAATATTCATATCACACTGGAATTTCTTCTTCGAAACCAGGTATTTTAAATATTATATCATCATTAAACCAAAAATCAGGTTCATATGATAGTTTATTCCAGAACTCTTTTTCTGTTGGTGATGGGGTGTAAAACTCTAATAAGGTATCTTGGTCACCTATATCGTTAGGTTGATTATTCAACAATTTTAATTCCGACCTTAGGAACATTTTCTTGTCTTCTGGTTTATTTATCAATATATCACCCCTAACATTTAAAGAGTACGAAACTAATAATGGTTTTATTTTCTTGTTAAAAGCGTCTAGATATTTAGGTACGTTATATTCACCTATCTCATTAGGTTTGTTTTCTATTATATCCATAGGTACTAAAGAAGCATACATTTCACCTTCTTTATTATATTGCGAATCACCGTGAGACTTTACCTTACCATTATTTACATAATATATTGTATCACCTAAGTTAACATCTAAGTTATTTATAACCGCTAATTCCATATGAGCCTGTTTAGGTAGGTCTCTACCATTTTTATCAGTGCCTCTATTTTTATAATCCTCAATACTCTTCTTAACTCTTGATTTAGTTGCTATCATAGCTAATGGTATTTCTTTGTTATATATCTTTTCAGCATATTCATGATAATAACTAACAAATTCATAACCCTTATTCTCTAACAACATTTTAATCCCTTTTTTAAGGAATTCTTCTATATACATAGGTAGTTTTTTGGATTTAATACTGTTACCAGTTAAACTAATACTACCATCATATTCTAGGAGAGCATAATTTTTTCTAGATAGGTTTATAGTTGATGGCCATACCCCATCTAAACTCAACCCCATTTCTTTACGCATATATAAGTCGTTGAATTCCGCAACCGTAGCGTCTACACCAGTGTACTCTCTGCCTTTTTCAACGCTGTTACTTAAACCTTTACCTATATAAATAAAATCTTCACCACTCTCTGGCGCTGTGAAGTTTACACCATCGGTATCTAATACTGAAGGGTCGTAACCTTTCTTTATAAAGAATTTAACTAATAATCTAAGGTATTGCCTAGCTGTACATGTTATTTGCTCACTAACATCTATCTCAGCCCATTGAAAGGCTAGAGGAGCACCCAGGGCACCGAACATTGAGTTTATAAATATCTTAAGTGGTAGTTGTTTTCTTTTGTATTTATCCGCTAATTGATAGTTACCCTCTTTTTTATACTTACTGGCTAGGTTTTTAGCTTTAAACCTCTCTGTGTGAAAGTATTTTAACATGGATTTCATAGCCCCATTAACATCAGAACTAGGGAATATATCGTGAGCTAATTGTATGGCTGGGTATAATGAGTCGTAATCCATTTTCCTTAATTCTTCAGAATAACCGACCTTAAAAAGTCTAGATAACCCACCAGTAAAACTACGTCTCTCTTCTGGGGTTGGTACGGCTAAACCATTCTCGAAGGAATAGGTCATCATTAAAAGCTTCCATAACCCAGCGGTACCCATTGTGGATACTCTTTGGTAAGTTGTTGGTACTAGCTTAGCTAATAAAAATGAAGACTGGTTGTAAACCTCATCTACTTCCATGGTTTCCCATAAATCATCAATAAGATATCTCTCAACAATATATTTACCATCAACAGGTTTTATTGTTTCTATGTAAGAACGCAACGCTTTTAGCGTTTGTATTAAAAAGTTGTAGGTATTAGGTGCTCTTAATTGTAGTTGAGAAGAATCTGTACCTATACCACTTTTAGGGAAATTAACTTTCTTACCCTCATCAATAAATCTGATTATCTCCTTGATACCCTTATTTATTTTAACTTTATTATCCTCTAATTCTAGGTCGTTAAAGAATGAATCATCGGTATTACCTGGTTTTTTCTTAGTAAGGATAGGTATTGCGTTGCTTTCGCCACGCATCTCTTTAGATTGTTCACCAAAACCTTCTAAAGACTCATTCTCACTATAAACAAATATCTCTTCTGGGTTTGATTGTACGTACTCTCTTGTTATGTTATCGATAAAATCTATGGAACCTTTAGCTTTGTTGTAGGTACCGTTCCTGTCATTAAAATAAAAAGTATCTTTTGAATACCACGTATCACCTATTTTATCACCAGTGATATAAACACGATTTTTCTTATTTATTTTATTGTATTTACAAACGTATTTAAGACCTGCTGACTTCATACTGGAATCGATAGCTTGAGCTCTTCTGGCTGAGTGTATAATGTCTATAATACTATAACCAAACATATTAGTTTGTTCGAAATGTTCGACTTCACTACCTAGTTTAAGCATTCCTGATCTATTATTGATTAACTCACCTTTCTTAAGGGTGATTGCTATTTTTTCTATATCTAACCCTAGTATTTCACATCTTTTAAAGAAAAATGGCCAGTCAAAGTTAGCACTATTGTATCCCGCTATAATAGCTGGTTTTATTTCGTTTATTTTATCAAAGAATTTTATGATACCTTGTCTTTCTGACTCGTCATTGTCTTCGATTGGTATTATTTCTTCCACACCTTTATTTGTGTACATACCAATCATAAATATCCTACTATAACTAGGGTCTAAACCAGTTGTTTCTAAATCGAATACTAGTTTGTGTATTTCAGAATATTCATCGAAACCCTTAAAAAGTCGTTTACCAGTATGTATTAAATATTGTTCTACTGGTGATATCATTAAGAAATTAGATCTTATATCATTTCTTTTATCATAAACATATAAACCACCTTCTTTAAAGAACTGTAACATTCTTTGGTGTCCCTGAGTACAGGTTAGTAAATACCTATAACCTTCAATTAATTTAGGGTGATTACTGTGTTCTAACGATTTTATTTCTATACCGAATTTTTCTCTAGCAGATCTTATCCTAGCATCGCTATTACCGTAGAAGTTTATTAATTCCTTAACTTTGTTAAGGTTTTTAATCCACATAAAAGCGAGTAGAGGCTCCTTTTCGGTATAGAGGCCTTTTTCTGGATGCTGTTTTATTTTGTGAATAAGATTTGTTTCTTTGTCGTATTCTATATTAACAATATACTTCTCATCATCATGTCCATTTAAAAACTTTTCTATTTGATCTAAAGGTATCTTGTATCCAGCCATCGTTAATTTTATTTTAATTTAGGACAAATATAGATAAATTTACATGATAAACAAAAAAGATTACATTCTTTTTTCTAATATTGATTAAATACACGTGGTTTAAAACCTTGATTCACTAATATAGAGTATGGTACTATTATACGATATCTGTTTTAACAAAAGAATCCAGTATGTGTATATATAATTGTTCTTGTATTGGGGTTATCAACTCTCCGTATACTTTAGTTGGGTCGGTTAAATCGAATAATGTGATTTTAAACTCACCTAAAAATATACCTGGTTTATTAGTATCCTCAGATGAAAACTGGTAAGTGACAATATAATTTTTTTCTGAAGTTTCTTCGCATGGTTTTTCTAAAACTATTTTAGCTTCTTTGTTGGCTACTTTATAAACACCATTCTCTTCATCTTTCATGGCGAAAGTAGCAACAGAATTCTCTAGAAGTTCTTCAAAGTGTCTGAAGTCGTTTCTACCATCTTTTAAAACTTTCATTTTTAATACGGGTAGCGTTGAGTTTTGTCTTATACTGAATATCATTAGAATAATTTATTTATAAATATCTTTCTCCCACCATTTATTGTCTTTAAATCGTATTTATCTTTAATATTAGATACAATTTCTTTTATTTCCATGGTGTATAGTGGGGTACATAACATTTGAAAATCTTTAATACCACCTAGAAAAGTACCAGTAAAAAATTTGTCTAAAACTGTGTTTATTTCCTTAGTATTGTCTAAATATGTTGCTTCAACTAGGTTTTGAGTACCCCCACCAAAAGATATGTTGTATGGTACGGTCTCTTGTAGATCAGCTTTTTCGTCTAAATCGTGTGTAATTATCTCAATAAATTCTTTATTTCTTAAGACTAGGAAACCATTTATGTAAATAGATAAGACACCTTTTTTATAGTCACCGTATTTAAGTTCACACCCTTCTCCATAAGGGAAGTCTCTCTCGAAAACGGCGCTAATATGTAGATACTTTTCTTCATTAACATCAATTAATGGTTTTTTTGTGTAACACTCTTCTATAGTAAAATACTTAGTTATTATTCTGCTAACAGTATGGTTTGAACATGGGTTATCTTCTTCCTCTACGAATGAATTGCTGGTTATACCAGATACATCTTGTGTTTCTCCACTATAACAAACGTCTGTTGGATATATGGTTCTGTAACCTATTTTACCATCTGGTGTGATTCTAACACCTATGGAATTATAATATAAATCTTTGTATTCTTGGTGATACACTAGTTTCTTGGATTCATCAGTATAGTTTCTTCCTGTGTACATAGAACCTTGATAGTAGTTATAATAACCGTCGTATTTATTAACCCCATCTAATGTTACTAAATCATTGTACGTATATATATTTTCACCTGTTTTGGGTGATATTGAGTAGCCAGATTCTAATTTTTCTATTTCGATCTGAGTTAAGTCAGAGAATTTATTTTCTGCTCTAGTACCCATATAGAATATAAAACCAGTATTACCCGAGTAATTGTCGTTTAAAATGTTTTTTGTCGACCCTGTACTTTGCTCATATAAAGGAAAGTGTATAACTTTGTTTGAGGTCCACCCTAATCTGGCTCTTGTGGGGAACCATTCTACTGGTTGATTAACTATTTTGTAAAAACCTTGGTAGAAACCTCCCTTTAGTTGGTCGTAATATTGACCTTTATCTAGTTTATCGTATTCTATATCATAACTATACGTACCCGTGTAACCAGATACTTGATGAAAGCAAAATGTATCACCACTCTCTATTACATAACTTAATTTAGGGTTTGAAATAATTTGAACACCGTTTTTAGTGTTTTGTATTATATTGTCTCCTATAAGATCTTCTTTTTCTGCTAAGAATTGATTGTCGTAACCCGTTAGCGTTATATTCTCTAAAACAACGTCTTCACCCGTATATGAGTTTTTAATTGAGCATAAGTTTTTAGTTATGTCAATATTAATTAAATCACAATCACTATAATCTCGATAGAAATCACGAGAGTCATTACTTAACGTTAGATCGAAATAATCATTCTTATACGATTCGTTATACCTCATTATATTATTTTTATTGGCGTTGGGAAAGCTCTATATTTTAAGGCTTTATTAATCTCTTCAGCTTCAGTTGACATTCTCTTCAACATTTCAACAGGGTTGAATCTAACCATTCTATCTTCCAATTCCTTTTTAAGTGTTAATACTTCGTCTTTACCTTCTGATAAAAGTGATTGGTATTCCATCTCCATAGCAGCATCTGGAATTGGTATTTTACCACCAAAGGTACCTCTAACCCTACCCAGAGTTTCTTTACAAAGTGCAGTGAAATATCTTCTTATCCATATTTTTGCTGGGTCGTTTAAATCATCAAAAGCAACGTTATCCAAAGGTACATCCATTGGCGATTTAATGATATCTTTGTTTTTTGTTAAACAATCCTCTTTAATTTCTGGATTAATATCATAATACCAATACCAACATTTACCTGCGTCCATCATTGATCCTCTATAATCAAAACGACCGCCAGGAGTGTTCATTAAGTGAACGTACTTCTTACCGTCTGGTGCGTTGGTTATTTTATATATCATCTCCCCTCGGATCATTCTATTCTTTAAATTCCTATCATTTTGTCTCAGCATCATATCGGACGCTGGTAATATATAATAACTACCTAATCCCATATATTCAGCACCAAATGCATTATTCCATACACCTAAGAATGGATCTATAACCGATTGATCTAAAGAGGCTGGTGTAAACCAAAGCACTTCATTGATTTCTCTGTTAGCTGGTATTTCATACATTTGTTGACCCTTTACTAATTCAAAGAAATCTCTTTTCATGACATAACCCCCTTCACCAGCACCTAGACCAACTATTTTGGAGTATGAGTAGGTGTATTGTGTTACTAAATCGTGTGTTCTGTATAGAAATGCTCTGGTTAAGTCCGCTTCATTAACGTTTAAACCGACTAGACTGGGCCACTGGTGTTCTATTAACCAGTTGTGTATAAACTCAACGTAATCTTCTGTAGCTAATTCAAGTAACGAATCTAATTGTTCATCCTCTAGTTGTATTTTTCTGATCGGTGCACCAAGTCTATGTTTAGCTTGTTTGTATATCTTCTCTTTCTCAGCTGGATTTATTCTCATTTTGTATGTATTTATAATAAATAGTTTAATATAGCTAAAAACGTCATCATATTAGTTGTGTAACTATATAATAATTTAAAAGAATGGGTAAGAAAAATATAAGAGAGTCTTTAGTTAGATTAAAAGAGTTGTCTAATTATAGATTAAAAGAACATAATAGCATTAACGAGGTTGATTGGGATAAAGAGTTTTCAGATGTTAAGAAAACCTGTATGGCTCCAGAAGATGTGGTTAATATGCTAAACGGTCAATTAGATAGACTTAACTCTAAATCTAAAGATAGGGGTAAGATAAGCGCTAACGAACCTATAATTAGTAGGGGTAATATACCGCTTAAAGACGGTGATATTGATGTGGAGCATTTTATTAGAGAAATCACTTCTAAACCTAAACTAATTTTCGATAGGAATCCTAAAATGGAAAAAGGTGATAAGGGTGCGCTACAATATACCGTTAATACTGGTTTACCTGCTTTGAGGAGTATATTATATGATAAGGATAATAATAAATTTTATACTATAAATACTTGTCCTGGTGCGGGTGCTTGTGCTGTTAACTGTTATGCTCGTAAGGGGTTTTATATAATGAATGATGGTAAGAACTTAAAGTATACCCAAAGATTAAACCTACTATTAAACGATCCAGAAGAGTATGAGAATATAATTATGGATGAATTAGACCCTTTAGCTTATAAGATTAAAAGAGAGTCTAGAAAACTAGGGGAAGATATTAAATTAATAATCAGGTGGAATGACGCTGGTGATTTTTTCTCTAAAAAATATTATGATATCGCTAGGAGTGTTACTAATCAATTAATTAGTAGTGGCTTTAATATCGAATCTTACGCCTATACTAAAATGGGGGATATAGCAAATATATCTGATGATAACTTTATCATGAACTTTTCAGATGACGCTAACAAAAGAGAAACGGAAAAAGTGGATACTGACTCTGTTAAAGTTTCTAAGATAGTACCTAAAGAACTATTTAAAGATATTTTCGTTAAAAAGGGGCCGCACTTTGTTAAAGATGAAAATGGTAAACCTACCTTTAATGAGGGTGGTGAAGAGAATCTTAAGAAATTAATTGTTTCAAAGTACAATGTACCTTATGAGTCATTAGTTTACACTAGTGAATTACCTTCTACTCAGGAGGAGCCATTAAAGTATAATGTTATTGTATTACCTACTGGTGATAGTGATGTGGGTGCTCAAAGAAGAGATGTTAAGATTAGCTTTTTATGTGAACATTAAAGAGATAGGGTATTTATAACCTCTTTAGTCATAGAGATATGGTCTTCTTTTGGGTCATCACCCATTATAGTACTTATAATCTCCATTTTTGATTGTAGTGTTTTATACATTATAAGATCTAACGTGTCTTTAACTAGGGGGTATATTATATGTACCTTATTTTCTTGTCCTATTCTGTGTGCTCTATCTTCAGCTTGCATGTGATTTGCTGGCGTCCAATCCAAATCATTGAATATTACAACACTACCTTCGGTTAATGTTAATCCAACTCCAGCAGCAACTATATTCCCTATGAAGACTTTTATTTTATCGTTGTTTTGAAAACTTTCAACTGCGTGTTGTCTTCTTATAGAGGATACCGAACCGTCAATAGTGACACATTTGTTACCAAAATGGGATTCTAATTCTTTTATAGTGTTTGTAAAACAACTGAATATAATAACTTTATGACCGTTATCTATCATCTCTTCAGCCATATTAATAGTCGTTCCAATTTTATCTGAGGATAACAATTGTCTAACTTTTACTAATTGGGTTAAGTGGTCTGTTACTTTTGGTTTTTCACCATTGGTTATCATTTCTTCTTGCCACTCCTCGTATTCTTTAATATAGGTGTTATAGTTTTTAGACATTTCTATTGGTAGATATACTGGTTTTACAGTTTTTTGTGGTAGATCTATAGATTCATCCTTTGTTCTTCTCAATATAACATCAGATGAAAATTCGTTTAATTCTTCCAGGTTTGAGGCTCCAGAACATACCCAGTATTTTTTGTTGGTACCTTTTCTGTTAAATTGTCTACCAGCACAATACCTTTTTACATAACCAACCCAACTGTCCGCTACTGGTGATTCGCATAGGAATAACAAATTATAGAAGTCGATAGGTTTATTGGTTATAGGTGTCCCTGTTAATAACCATCTAACGGGTATCTTCATAGCGAAGTCATTAAATATTTTAGTTCTATTTGAATTAGAGTTCTTTAGGTAATGAGCTTCATCAGCAATAACTAAATCAAACTCATTATAGTCTATTGGTGATACTGGTAAGTCTTCAGTGTTGACACCTCTTTTGGGTAGGTGATGAAAATTTTTGAGTATGTCGTAATTAACTATAGTCCATTTCTTAGCATTAAAGTTATTGCCATTAACAACACTTATATTTTCCACCGAATCATAATTAGATATCTCCACCTCCCAATTTAATTTAAGAGAAGCGGGACATACGATTAGTATTTTTTCATACCCAGCCTCAACAGCTGATATGATAGCAGAGGTTGTTTTACCCAGACCCATTTCGTCAGCTAATATAAACTTGTCGTTACTTAATAACTTCTTTATAGCGGTAACTTGATGCGGTTTTGGTGGTCTAGAGTATTTTGTTATGTCTATCTCTGGTTCTTCTTTATTGGATTTTAAGCATGATTTAGATAAATAAAAATTGAAATATTTGTCACATCCCTCTTCAAAACAACCGTTTATATGTAACATATCATTTTTTCTTGATAATAATTTACTGACGAACACTTCTTCTGGTATGAAGTCTAACATTAGTTGTTCGGATATAAAAGTTCTACAAGATGGGTTTAAAGTAAATAACTTGTTTACGATTACAGGGTTTACATTACCATTCCTAATTATATAATTACTTTGAGCCTTTGTTGGTACAAATCCCTTAGTTTTATTATAATCATTTTTTATTTTAAGTATGTGGTCATTAAGCCCTTCATAAACTTTTAGTATATCTAAAGCTCTTTTTTCTATCGGTAGTTTCATTATATGAATACATGTATTTCAAACCTTTATTCTTTATTAATAATAGGACTTGTTAAAATAAAAGTCAATTCATTAATAAATGAAACTATTTATATGTAATAGATAACTATATTAATATGAATAGAAAGACTAGGATACCTAATACTAGATTAAATAAATTTTATGACGAAGAAGACTTCAGATTAGAATTAGACATGGCGACAGAACTCATTGAGGGAGATATGAATTTTACCGTTGTTTTATTTAGGATAGATAGGGTTAATACTCAGGTTGATGATGTTTATCAGGAAGGTAATGCTTCTGATATTAGATTTAAGGCTCCTGTTGAACTGAAGGTTATACTTAATTTATCTACTAGTGAAAATAAATCTTATTTACCAGATGGTAATATGAGGTATCAAGATTACGGTAATTTAGAGTTCACTCTTTTAAAGAAACAATTGGAGGAGAAGGGTATTGATATATCGTATGGTGATATGGTTGGTTACTCGGATTATGAAGATAATTTTAAGTATTTTACCGTGTTTGATGATGGTAAAATCACTAGTGATAACCCTAGTTCTCATTTCGGTTATAAGGGTTACTTCAGAAGAATAAAATGTACTAGCGTTGACCCTAACGTTTTTAATGGATTGTAATTATGGCTTTACCTGGTTCTTTTAAAAAGAAAATAAACATAACGAGAGATCGTTCTAATATTACTTACCCTTACTCTATGCAGAGTGGTGCGGCTGAGAATATGAAGGATATGATTGTTGATAAGGATACTTATTTACCTAAAGGTGTTTTACATATTGATTTAGATAGGGGTTTTAAGGAATTCGTTAATAATGAATTGTCATTAACACTTAATGGAGAAAAAACTCCAGTTTTTATGATGGGTATACAGGCTTGGAATGAATTTTCTCAGACTTGGAAGTTTTCTGATGAATATAAAAACACTAAAATACCTTTTATTAATATAGTTAGAAGTCCTGATACAAAGTATGGTACCAACCCTTCTATGAGATATAATATACCTACTGGTAGACATTACACTTACGCTGAGGTTCCTACATGGGATGGTAATAATAGGGGTGTTGATGTGTATCAAATACCTCAACCTATACCTGTAGATATAAATTATTCTGTGAGGATATTCTCATATAGACAACAGGAACTGAATAAGTTTAACGCTATAGTTTTAAAGAATTTTCAAAGTAGACAGGCTTATACCGCTGTTAATGGTCATTATATACCAATTGTGTTGGAAGATACATCAGATGAGAGTCAAGTAACTGATTTAAATAATAAAAGATTTTATGTTCAATTATACACTTTTAACTTACAGGGTTTCATATTGGATCCAGAAGATTTCATTGTAACTCCTTCAGTAAGTAGGACAATAACTATAACAGAAAATAATTAAAAATAAAGTAACTTTTTATGAAATGCTGAAAGTTTCTGGTTTTTTGATAAAAAGTTTAATATTTATCAATAAGTAAAATTAAAAGATTAATAAATTTATAAGATATGGCAAATAAAGTATATGCATCTCCAGGTGTTTACACAACCGAAAAAGACTTATCCTTCACAACAGAAACTGTTGGTGTTACTACACTAGGTAGTGTAGGTGAAACGTTGAAGGGACCTGCGTTCCAACCGATGTTTATTAGAAACTTTGACGAGTTTCAAACAACTTTTGGGGGAACTGACCCACAAAAATTTAAAAACACACAAATAGTTAAATATGAGTTACCTTATATTGCTAAACAGTATTTAACTCAATCAAACCAATTGTATGTAACTAGAGTGTTAGGTTTGTCTGGGTACGAGGCTGGTATGGCATGGAGTATTAAGACTATGGGGGCTGTTGATGAATCAACTTTGTCAACTACTGGTGTCACTAAACAATCAATTGCTTTTGAATTTGATACCGCTACTAACTCTTTTTATACGACTAGTGTTTCAGGTAATACAGATTTATTAACTTACATATCTGATATTGTTGGTGTTGATGCGACTGAATTCACCACCACTTTTGAAAGTTATTTCACTACAATAGGTGGTTATCAGAACGCACGTTTTTATGATAAAAAACACTCTATGTATTGGGGGTTATTAACCTCTCAATTAGAGACAGATATAGATAATGATGCTAATACTGTTAATGGTGTAATACCTACTTATATAGATGCTTACGAATTACCTTCGTCTGTACCTGTAAGTGATAGAGATTCGTATATACTTAATAACGAATTAGTTTATAATTCTTCTAACGAGGAATATGTGGGTACTAGTTTTGGTTTATTTTGTCATAGTTTCACACCTAGTGGTATTACTACTATAGCTGGTGAATTAGAATTATATACAACTGTTTTAAGTGCTTCACCTTATAATGAAGGTCATAATAAAACTGTAGCTACTATTAGAAGTAGAGGTGGGTATGTTTCTGATGTACTTAAATATAACGCAGCTACTTTAAGTATGAATGCTCAGGACGATATGGTTAATAACCCTTTCTTGTCTTTCGAGTTAACTGGTACTACGGGTAACCCTACTGGTAGCGATTTTTCTTATACTGTATCTTTAGATCAAACTAAAGCGAATTACATTAAGAAGGTTATCGGTTCTACACCTGATGATGGTGACGCTATGATATTTGTTGAAGAAGTTTATGATAACTCTTTAAAAATGGGTAGATTAAACGGTAAGATAAAAGGTTTACACACTGAGTTAGTTTCTGAGAATAGCTGGGATCATTATAAATTCCAATTTCAATCTCCAGTAACACCTTTTATTGTATCTGAATTACGAGGTGGTTTACCACAAAGAATGTTTAGATTAATTTCTATATCTGACGGTACTAACGCTAATTATGAAATAAAATTATCTATCGCTAATGTAGATCTATCTAAAAGAACTTTCGATTTATATATTAGATCTTTTAATGATAGTGATAAGTCTCCTGTTATTCTAGAGAAATTTGTTGATTGTACAATGGACGAGTCTTTAGATAATTACATAGGTAGAAAAATAGGTACTATCGATAATAAATACCCTTTAAAGAGTAGTTATGTTATTTTAGAAATGGCAGATAACGCACCTAGCGATGGTGTTGCTTCTGGTTTCGAAGGTTATGAATTTAGAGTTGATGACTTAGGTTCTCTTTCTGTACCTGAAGTACCTTACAAGTTAGAGTATTATTCACCTGGTGATGTTGTTTTTGACCCACCTTTTGATAACGCTACAATTTCTTCTGGAGATGTTGTTCGTAAACACTACCTAGGCTTTTCTAGTCAATTTGGTTATGATAAAGATTTATTACTATTCAAAGGTAAGAAAAGTATTTTAGGTGATAACGCTTACAATACTGGTGATGATTATATAACAAAAACTAAAGGTTTCCATATGGATACTAACGCTTCGGCTATTATTGACTCTATGACAAATGAAGAGGTATTTGCTGTAGGTGTTGGGACTTTTAACGATGCTACTATCGTTGATGGTACTACAACCCACCCTTATAACAGTATGAGAACTAGAAAATTCACTTGTTTATTTTCAGGTGGTTTTGATGGTTGGGATGCTTATAGAGTTAATAGAACTAATACAGATGATTATAAAATAGGTAGAACTGGTTTCGTTAATAGTTCTTTCGATACATTCACAAATGTGGAGTACGCTGAATTGTTTGGTACTTCTGATTACTACTCTACTCTATACGGATTGAGAAGTATGCAGAATCCTGAGGAAATAGCTATAAACATATTAACTACCCCTGGTATTGATGTGTTGAATAACACTGATTTGGTAAGAGATGCTATCGAGATTGTTGAAGAGAAAAGATTAGACACTATCTACTTACCTACTTTACCAGATATAAAGTTATTGAATAACAGTAACCCTTCTGATTCAGAAAACTGGTATTACGCTGAGGATATTGTTGATGAACTTGAAGGTACTGAAATAGATTCTAGTTACACTGCTCTATATTACCCATGGATTCAAATTAACGACACGACTAATAACGCTAATTTATTTATACCACCTACCGCTGAAGTAGTTAGGAATTTAGCTTACACTGATAACGTTTCTTTCCCATGGTTTGCGACAGCTGGTTATAACAGAGGTCTGGTTAAATGTAATAGAGCTCGTATAGCGCTAGATCAAGAGTCTAGAGATGTACTTTACCCAGGTAGAATTAACCCATTAGCAACATATTCAGACGTTGGAGTTGTTATCTGGGGTAACAGAAACTTACAGATTAAATCAAGTGCTCTTGATAGACTTAACATTAGAAGATTGTTATTACAAGCTAGAAGATTAATAATGAGTGTATCTAAAAGATTATTATTTGATCCGAATGATACTACGGTTAGAAATCAATTCTTATCATTAGTTAACCCTATATTGGATAACATAAGAAAAGAAAGAGGTTTAACAGACTTTAGAGTTTCAGTTGAAATGGATATTGAAGATGGAGATAGAAATACGTTGAGAGGTAAGATATTTATCAAACCCACACCAACGTTAGAGTTCATAGAGCTTGAGTTCACAGTTACTCCTCAGAACGTATCTTTTGATAACATCTAAAAATAAATAATGTATTAAGAAGGGTATTAAGTTACCCTTCTTTTTTTTGTATTATTATAGTACATATATTATTATAGTACATATATTATATATATTATTATAGTACAATATATTATTATATTATTATATTATTATATTATTATAATATGTACTATATATATATTAATTATAATGGGGGTTGGGATAATAGCCTTATCAAAAATAAGGATCTCAAACCAAAAAGTCAAGTTATTGGTGAATTATTTTTTATTTAACCATTATTTTGATAAAAATGGTCTTTAGACTATTTATAATAAAACAGTACGCGATCACTATATCGTTACACTTTTACAAATATAGTTAATTATATTAACTTTTTTTTAAAATAAGGTGTACAAAGGTAAAAGTGAGGGTATTTATAAGAAAGAATAATTAAAAACTAAATATATAAAATATGGCTAACTTATTAATGAAAATGCCTGTTCCTTACGAACCAAAGAAGAAGAACAGATTTATTTTAAGATTTCCAAGTTCACTAGGTATTAACGAGTGGTTTGTGATCTCTACATCTAGACCAAAGGTTACAATAAACGAAGTAGAAATACCTTTTTTAAATACATCAACATATGTTGCTGGTAGATTTAACTGGGAGTCTATTGATGTTACATTTAAAGACCCTATTGGACCTTCAGCTGCTCAAGCATTGATGGAGTGGGTTCGTTTACACGCTGAATCTGTAACAGGACGTATGGGTTATGCCGCAGGTTATAAAAAAGATATAGAATTAGAAATGTTAGACCCAACTGGTGTTGTTGTTGAGAAATGGATTCTTCAAGGAACTTTCTTAACTAACGTTGATTTCGGTTCTCTAGAATATAGCGACGATGAGATCGCAGATATATCTGCAACATTAAGAATGGATCGTTGTATATTAGTTTACTAATAAAAAAACTATTATCATTAATATAAGGGGGGTGTGTATATCATATCCCCTTTTTTTTATTCTCAATCGTTTAGTAACTTACTGTGTTTGGTAATAAATTTATTAACCCGCTCAACTAACAACTTATTCTCACTCATTTCATGTTCCCAAACAACCAGTAAAGTATAGTTGTGATCAAACTTGACTAGCTTAACCTTGTGTTTATCGTTTTTTAAATTAGACCTCTGAAAACTATATTTAGCCTCTGGGTTATGTGCTTTACAACAATGGTAGAAACAACCGTGAGTTTCAACTATAATATTATGGTCCGTAAGTAAAAAATCAAATTCCCTATCCTTAAACATATAATGTTGTTTAAATTTTATGTCTAAAGATTCCAATATTTCAGCAAAAGAAGTCTCTAGTTTAGAAGTACCATTCATTTTTTTTCTAACAGACCTCATTTTATTTTTCTTTTTAACTTTCTTTTTAGCCATATAGTGTTACTTTTAAGTAAATACTAGTATTTTAAGAAAAAAAAATATACAGTATTTATAAAAACATTAATAAAACACATTTAAATAAAATTATGGAAAATTCGGAACAAGTATACTTTGAACCAGCACATGATGTAATTACATTACCTTCAAAAGGGTTGTTTTACAAAAACAAGAAAGACACCGTTAAAGTTGCTTACATGACAGCTTCAGACGAAAACATATTAACATCACCAAACTTATTACAGAGCGGTAAAGTGTTAGATGTATTATTAGAGAAAAAAATCTTAGACAAAGACATTAAGGCTGGGGATTTATTACCTGGAGATAGAAACGCTATTATTTTCTTCCTTAGGTCTACTGGTTATGGTGAGATATACCCAGTAGAATTAACAGACCCTAAAACAGATGAGACTTTTGTAGAGGATATTGATATTAGTCAGTTTCCTATAAAAGAAGTTGATTTAACTCCTGATGATAACGGCGAGTGTTCTTTCTTACTACCAAAATCTGGTAAAACCGTAAAATTTAAATTCCTAACTGCTTATGAAGATGAGAAGTTGATTAAAGACGATCAGATTAGAAGTAAGAAACTAGGTTCAAGCGCTATATCACAAGTAATGACACTTAGATTACAAAATCAAATAACAGAAGTTGATGGGATTAGGGATAAAGCAGCTATTGTTCAATTCGTAGACGCTATGTCTCCAATGGATTCCTCGAAATTCAGAAAGTACCTAAACGACAACGAACCTGGGCTAGACTTAACGATTAATATACAAGCTCCAAGTGGAGAGTTTTTTTTTGGTGAACTTCCCATTACATCCAAATTTCTTTGGCCTTACGTTTGATTATAGATCTCAAATGATGTACGAATCCTATGTGTTAGTTAAACACGGGAATTTTACATACCGTGACGTTATTACTATGCCAGTATTCGAGAGAAGAAAGTTTATTGAAATACTAATGGAAGAGAACGACAAAATTAAAGAATCTAGAGAAAGAGAGATACAAAAATCTAAATCTAAAAGAAATTAAAAAAAAACCCACTTAATCGTGGGTTTTTTGTTTTAAAGGTATTTATAAATAAAAGAATTATGAAGAAATATATTTTAACGGAATCGCAAGTTAGTTTAATACTGAAAGAATTAAACGAATCTAATGATAAACCAAAGAATTTCGATGATTTCTTATCTAATGCTGACGCAGAAGTATCTTCAGCCATGGCGTCTAGAGCTAATAAAAATACGGATGACGCTATGAAGAATTATTTAGGGCATCATTATCAGTATCGATATTTTTTAGATAATGATGATTTAGTTGAATTAAATAAATTAACTACTATAGTATTCTCTTTACTATTTTATCTACAAAAAGAAGGTGTTATAAAAAGTGTTAAAATACCTAAGATAGGTGTAGACCTTGGTTCTAATTACGATTACCTTAAAAAAAATCAATCAGATAAATTAACGAACCTTAAACCACTACTAAGTAATAGGTTTAGATTAGAAGTTAATATTGATGATAGTTTCAAAGATGAAAAGTACGCTAAAATAGTATCTACTAACAAAAGTATTGAAGCTATAGTGGAAAGAGATACTAAAAAAGTTAAGAGTATAACATATAGTTTCTTAGACGGCGTATCACTAGACACGTTCTACAAACTAATCGCTAAAGGGGATAATTTAAAAGCCTTGATTGATGCGATACAGTTTTCTGTAAAACCAGATGTATCGGGTAAAAAACTAATATTTAATTTTAATTAATTAATTAAATGGCTCAAGGAGATATAACATCAGCTTTTGTAAAAGCTCAAGAGAGAATAAACGAACTAAATAAAAAAGGTAGTATAAGTAATTACACTAGAAACAACTTTTTAAAAGATTCGTTGGATGATGCTATAGATTCAGTTAACAGAAGGAAAGAATATTACAAACTTGACTTAAAAGAGGAGACTTTACTTAAATACTTTAAAAAGGTTTATAAAAATTTATCAAAAGAACGTGAGAAAAAAAATAGGTACAAAAAAGAGCAATCCGAGTTAACTAAAAAAATAAGCGATTACAGAGAAGAAGAAAAAGAAGCTAATAAAAAAGGTGATAAAGATTTAGCTAAATTATTAAAAAAAAGAAGGACTGAGCTAGAGACTACAAAAGAACTTAACGAGGTTGATGAAAAAATAGCTAAAGAGACAGCTAAATCTGCTGGTGGTATAGGTAAATCATTAAAAGGAGGTCACCCACTAGTTATTATAGCTATGGTGGCAGGTGAAGCAATAGTAGGTGCCGCAAAAGCTATATTTGGTGTTACTAAGGATATACTTAAGAAATTAGGTATGGCTAGACTTAATCTTATTAAAGGAGCTTATAATTTTTTCTTAAAGATACAAAGTTTATCTGGTAATATAGCTGCTGATTCTGGGTTAATAGCCTCCGAGTCAAAAAAAATGTTAGAAGACCTACCTTCAATCATGCTAAACGTTTTAAATGTTGGTGGTAGCCTGGAAGATATAGGTAAAGTTTTTACTAAATTTAGTGACGTAACTAACAGAAATAGGTTATTTACTGGTAAAGAGTACGAAAGTATATTAGAACTAGGTTTAGGTACGTCACTAGGTGCAGAAGGTGCTGCTGAACTAGTTGGTAATTTTAACAACTTAGGTTATTCATTAGATGAAACTTTAGATTTTACTAAATACGTTAGAGGTAAAGCTATGAGCTTAAACCTAAACCAATCAAAGGTATTAAAAAGTATAGATAAAACAACAGTAGCGTTAACTGGTTTTGGTATAAGTATAGGACTTAAAGGAATGACCAGCTTAGTATTAAAAGCCGAAAAAATGAGGTTAGACGTGGGTAATTCGGTTAAAAATTTTGCTGATGCGTTTAGAAACCCAGAAATAGCTGTAGATATAGCAGCTAAAGCTAGACTACTAGGTGGTAAATTCGGGTTTTATTTTGGGCACCCCTTTACTTTAATGGCTAAAAGTATATTAGAACCAGAACAATTAACCGCAGACCTTATAGAATCATTAAAAGGTAAAGCGTTTAAAGGTAAAAACGGTTTCGATATAGCTCCAGAAGATCGTGAGATCATAAGAAATATGGCTAGTATATTAGGACACGACTCAGAAGAATTATTTAATGTTGCGATAGAACAAGGTAAGGACCTAGATAAACTAAAAGCTCTAGAGAATAGAGGTATATTAGAACTTAATATAGGTGAAGACAAAGCTGAATTACTTAAAAATCTAATGACTTTAAACGAGGACGGATCTTACAGTATGAGATTATCTAACGGAATGACAAAAAAATTATCAGAAATACCTAGTAATGTAAGTATATTAAAAACCATAAACCAGGACAGGGTAAACAAAGAATCGGCCTTAATGAGGAAAAACTTATCGGAAAGGATAGGTATAGCATCGGATAGGTTTATGATAGGGTTCTCCAAAATATTCGTTGCGTTAAACAGACACTTCACAGAAAACGATACTATAAATAACCTAGACAAAACAGTTAAAGCTATATCATCAGAAATGATTAAATTCATTAACGATGGTTTTTCTAACGAACTCGGTTCAACGGTAAGAGATATACTAAAAACTTTTAATTCTATCATAACTGATTTAATCATGGTATGGCAAGACCCAGATAAAGGGTTTTCAAAAATATTAATAGATAGTAAAGATATTATAACCGATAATTTAATTAAATACCTAGTAGGACCCTTAGAGTATTACTCAGGTATAGCCATACAGAAATTAGGTATAGGTATAGAGAAAGGTACGAAAGGTGCGGTTAAAAGTAGAAGTTTAATGAAGGGTGGTGTAGAGCTACAAAAAAAAGGTCTAGAAAAATCAAAAGGTACCAAGTTTTATGAAAACAATTTAGAAACACTTAAAAAAACTATAGAAAAACACAACGAATTATATGGTGAGGCAGACTTGACATCTAACGCGGTCGGAGCAGGGGTTAGAGCTTCTGGTAAAAAAATTAGTAAATCATTAGCAAAAACGGGTGCTAAAAATATAGCTAAAAGAATACCATTAGTAGGTCTTGCTATAGGCCTTTGGGATACCTTTAGTTATGCTATAGAGGGTAACTTTGGTCAAGCAGGTATGGCTTTAGCTTCTGGTGTATTATCCACATTACCAGGAGCAGGTACAGCAGGGAGTATGGCTCTAGACGCAGTAAATGCTGGTATAGATTCGCAGAAGGATTATTCGGTAGAAACAGCCCAAGATCTTGTCATTAGACCAGACGGCTCTGCCTATAAAGGTAAAAAAGGTGACGCACTAAACTATATTAACAGTTTGTCTAACGGATTTAATGCTAGCGGACACAGAAAAGTTAATATAGTATTAAGTGGTAGGATACTAAATAAATATAATAACTTGTCAGTAGACAGTAAAACCGTTGATGACACCGTTATTATGTCATCTAAAATGGTACTACAACAAATGATAAATAATTTAAGTTAATGATAACTATAAAACAATTTCTTTTGTATTTATACTTAAGAGATATACACTAAATTTAATATATGGCACAAGGTGATTTCATGAAAGACATACTCAACGCTTCAAAGGCTCTAAACGAGGCTAGGAAAGAGGGTATAATAGACGGAGCTAAACAAGAAGAGCAAATGAACCGCATGTTAAACATGCATGAAGCTATTATTTCTAAAAAAGAGGAATCGTTTAAATGGGATTTAAAATCTGAAACTATAGGTAAAAATATTAAAAGATGGGCTAAAGGTAAAATAGATGATGCTAATAATCTAAAAAAGGTTAAGAAAGATCTAGCTAAACAAGATAAAGCCATCAAAAGAATGGGTGATATTGAAAAAAAGTTATCTAAAGAACTATCTAAAGAACAGAAAATACACCTATCTAATAAAATTAAACAAGCTAAAGTAGAAAAAGAAATAGCTGACGTTAATTACAAAATGGCCAAGAAAGCTAGTAGTAAACTAGGTGGTGTTATGGCTGGTGTTAGTAATATAGGTAATATAGCTGGAAACCTATTAAGTCCATTAAGTGGTATATTTAAAATGGCGCTATCAATAGGTACCGCTATATTTAAAACCATATTCCCTATAGAGAAAGCCTGGAAAATGTTCTTAAACATGCAGTCAGCCGTTGGAGGCCTCTCTGCTGATATAGGGTTAACCAACAAAGAGTATAGGGGTTTAATGAATAACATGCCCCAACTATACAACGATATAGCTGGTTACGGAGGTAAAATAGAGGACATAGCAAACATCATAAACGAGTTCAGTAATAACACTGGTAAAAATCGTTTATTTAGTAATAGTGAGATAGAAGACATAGTTAAACTAGGGTACAGTACTGGCTTAGGTGTTAAAGGTGTTACTGAAATGGTTAGTGAATTTGATAACTTAGGTTATTCAATGAAAACTACAATGAAAACGGCTGATAAAGGCAGGAATGTAGCAGCTAAGTTTAATATAAACCAAACTAAGTTATTAAAAACAACTACAGACGTAGTTAAAAATCTAACTGGTAGTGCTTTTGGTAGAAGTGTTGAGGATTTAACTAAATTAGCAGCAAAATCACAATCTTTAAGGTTTAATCTAGCCGAATCAATTAAATCGTTTAAAGACGCATTCTTCAGTCCAGAAAAGGCTGTTGAGGCGGCTGCAAAAATACAAGTATTAGGTGGTGAGATGGCCCAACAATTTGGAGACCCAGCCTCGTTAATGTACGACTCAATGAACAATGCCGATGGTATGGCTGAAAAATTAATAGATAGTGCAAGAAACTTAGCTGTTAAGAACAAAAACAATCAATTCATCATACCACCAGCCCAACGTCAGATATTAAAAGAGCAGGCTGAAGCTCTAGGTCAAAATTTTGATCAAATAGCTAATGCTGTTATAGAACAGGCTAAAACATCTGACAAATTAATGAGTTTAAGTGAATCATCTGGTTCACTAATAAATTTTAGTGAAGATGATAAACAATCATTATCCAACCTAATAACAATGAACAAGGGTGGGAAATATGAAATAAAAATGCCTAACGGTGTTAGTAAATTAGTTAGCAGTATAACTAACGAAGATCAATTACAAAATATATTATCAGCTAGAAGAGCAAACGAAAATGCCGCCCAAGAAAGATTAAATTTAAGTCAAAGGTTTGCTATTGTTTTAGATAGATTCGCCATAGGATTAACACCATTATTCACAAATTTAACTAGATTCTTAGAAGACGAAGGTACTTTAAAGAAGATAGAGGATTTAGGTTCAGCAATATCTGACCAGATGATACCCTTTATAGATTCAGCTTTTGCACCAGGAGGTGTTTTATCCACAGGTTTAAATTTCTTCCTAAATGATTTTAATGAATTCTTAGACAGCTCAAAAAAAATGATGGATGGAGAAGGTCCGTTCTTCACAAAAATACAAAATGTGATGCAAAGTATGATTAAGTTCATGGCTAACACGATACTACCATACGTACAATACATCTTCGGAAACATATTTACCTCATTAAAAGACCTACCTTTAGTTGGTGATTCCCTAAACAGCGCTGGTCAACAATTAATAGGTCAATCGTTCAGAGATTCCGACGGTAACGTAGTAAAGGGAACTGTAGCAATGGCTGGTGGTAGAGAATCGGCCAACAAACTAATGGACCAGGCAGCAAAAAGCTTAAGTCAATCTGAAAGCAGTAATAATTTTTTTACAAGAACTGCTTCTGGGGTTTTAAATATGCTCGAAGGTACAGCTTACAGTCTTATGTCTGGGGTAGGTTATTTAGTAGGTGCGGATACCGAAGATTGGCAAAGACAAGCTAGGATATCACTACAATTATCTGGGGCACAAATGACCGATGCCATAACAGGGCTTGTTTCAACTAACGCAGATAACAACTCATACGAGATGGAACTAAGAGATAAACTTAGAACGAAAGAGGGTTATAACGCAGAATCTTTATCGGACCTCCGACACATACCTGAAGAACCCGTAAAGGATGCTATGGTCTACTCAAACGGTAGGTTAATAAAAGGTTCCCCAGGCGATGCGGTAGCTTTTATAGACGAAATGGCGGCAAGAAACACCTATTCATCTAATAATAACAGTACGTCAACAATGACCGTAAACGTATCAGGTACAATAGAACATGATACACCAAACGGAATTAAAAATATAACAGCTAAACAACTTTATGACGCTGATCCACAAATGTTCGGTAAATATATAGAGGCTACAATGGCCAAAACCGAATTTGGTAGTGCTAATTATGTAGTTGATTTTGGTGTAGCACCAATTAACGACATATAAAGTTATTAGAATTAAAGACAATTAAAGATATAAATAAGATATGGGTCTTAAAAACACTTCAGCAGAATTCAGAGATGAAATTCTAAAGTTTAATTTAAAATCAACACCTGATGTTGTAACTGGTTTAGCGAACCTAACAAATTCAGTAACGGTTAACGCATACCTAAGCTCCTTAGGTCAATATGCACTTATAAACGATTATAAAGTATTAAATCCAGGTGACGTAGACACTGACGGTATATCCGCCAGAAAATCTAACTTAAGTAGGACACTTAATACACCTAATGATATAACAACTGGTTTAGATGATTTAAATAGTAACCAACAGTACACCGCTAATATGTTAAATAGCAAAGGTGAATTAACGATTATAAATGATTTTACTAACTTAAACCCTGGTGATGTATTAACCGATGCGGTATCACCTAGAACTACAGACATAGGTAAAAACCTAAACACACCATCGGATATAACTTCTGGTGTAAATAATTTATCACCAAATACAACATTAGCATCACAATATCTATCTGGAAGAGGTGCGTTTAGCGTCATAAATGATTTTAATGTCGTAAACCCTGGGGATGTATTAACTGATGCAGTATCACCTAGAAATTTAGATTTAGCTAAAAACCTAAACACACCATCGGATATAACTTCTGGTGTAAATAATTTATCACCAAATACAACATTAGCGTCACAATATTTATCTGGAAGAGGTTCATTTAGTATTATAAACGACTTTAATGTTTTAAACCCTGGTGATGTATTAACCGATGCGGTATCACCCAGAAATTTAGATTTAGCTAGAAACTTAAACACCCCATCAGATATAACAGCTGGGGTTAACGACTTATCACCAACTTCAGCTATAGCCTCTCAGTATCTATCTGGAAGAGGTTCGTTTAGTGTTATAAATGACTTTATAGTTAATAATCCTGGAGACGTTTTAACAGACGCTATATCACCTAGAACATTAAATTTTGCACAAACATTAAATACACCATCAGATATAACCAGTGGGGTAGGGACGTTAAGTGGGTCTTTAGCAGCACAATATTTAGCTGGCAGAGGAACTATCGCCCCTATAAACACGGTACCAAATACAAACCCTGGTGACGTATTAACCGATGCGGTTACTCCAAGAGCAATGAACTTTGCCAGAGCCTTAAACACACCATCGGACATATCAAGCGGAGTAGGGACATTAAGTGGTGCTTTTGCGGCTCAGTACTTATCAGGTAGAGGCGCATTTAGTGTTATAAACGACTATATAAACACAAACCCTGGTGATGTGGTTACAGACTCATTATCACCAAGAACAGCCAATTTCAATAGAACATTAAACACTCCATTGGATATAACGGCTGGCGTTACTAGTTTAAGCGGTTCTTTAGCAGCACAATATTTAGCTGGTAGAGGTTTAGATACCGTAATTAATGACTACCTAAACGCTAACCCAGGTAATGTATTAACAGACGCGTTAACACCTAGAACATTAAATTTAAATAAGAGTTTAAACACACCTTTAGATATAACAAGTGGTGTATTAAACCTTAGTGGTACATTTGCAGCACAATATTTAGCTGGTAGAGGTACACCGACAGTAGTTAACGATTTTAATGTAATAAACCCTGGAGATGTAGATACAGAAGCTGTAATCCCAAGAACCATGAACTTAAATATGTCTTTGGCAACCCCAACAGATATAACTACTGGTATAGGTACATTAACAGCTAATGCTACATTAACAGCTCAGTATTTAGCGGGTAGAGGTACAAACACAACCATTAACACATTCACTAACTTAAACCCTGGAGACGTTCAAACTGACGCAGCTCCATTAAGAATAAGTTTATTAGGTTTAAATATGGTTAAAGACCCTAACGATGCTACTGATTCATATACATTATCCAACCCAGGTACTATACCTGTAGGTGCAGACACTATAGTTAACAACTACATAGTACAAAACCAAAACGAATTAACCCCTTTACAACTACAATACATAAATGCTAACGCTAAAAACCTATATCAACCAGAATCTACGGTTGTGTACGATATATTAGCTGACTTAATTTTAAATCAATCACCAAACACACCTCAAAACCCTTATTTAACGGAGGACAAATTAAATAATGCGGACCCAACAGAATTAGTATTAGGTGATTTTTTAAATACACCAACCGCATCAACACCTTTAAGTGCTTTATTAGGAGAAGATCTAAATATCGCAAATCTATTAACAGAACCAGGTTTAAAAAATGATACATTACTAGCACAGATAGGTGCTATTGAATTAAAATTCCATTTAGAAGCTAGATTAGCATCTAAATTAGCTGCCGAAGCATTAGGGTTAGTAACATTCGACGAAATGTTAACAAACCCATTAAAAATAGCCGAAGCGTTAAAAAACCCTTCATCTATATTAGAAAGAGGTAATTCCGACATAACAACATTTAAAGGTGGTTTAGGTAAACTAGCTAGTTTCGTTTCAGACGTTAGTGGTCTAGGGGGATTAGCTTCAGCTTTCTTCTCAGATGATTCAGTTTTATTATTACCGACAGGACAAAGCGATTATGATTCAGATAATAAACTAGACTCTAGAGATGAAGAAAGGTTAAGGAGTACTGGTTTAGGACAAAGGTTCATGACTTTCTCTAACCTAACTTTAAACAAGTACAGCCCAGACTACATACCTGAACTATCTGTAGGTAGCGGTAAACTAACATACAACAGATTAAGAAAAAGTAATGATTACGACCCCTCAAATGACCAAACCTATATGGGTACGGCTACTGAAAAGATTTTTAAGTTACTTACAGACACTAACGGTAACCAAGTAACAAGTGCGGCCAGATTAACCACAGAAATAACAACTAAAAATGGTACTGTAGGTTTTTATTCAGAACCAGGCGTTGAAGACGTCTCTAAATACGGGTCAAAACAAACCTCTTTTATATGGAGAGGTACAACAAGAGAAAAATATTGGGACCCTACACTAGGTGGATTCTTTGATGGCGGATCTAGCGGTGCGGGTAGTCAAGATTTTAACTGGGATGAAAGTTTAGAAAACGAAAATTTATCAAAATTTAAACAATTCAGAGGATCCTCTATAATGGCTAAAACCCAAGAGCTACTAAACAACAGTGATGTAAACGTTGTTTCAAGATCCATAGACCAAACTAAAACGAAGTTTTATGACGGGTATAATTTCTCGGCAAAAGGTAGTGGTGTTATATCACCATTTAAGACACCTAGACTCAATAAAAATGAAGAGGTTATAGGTTACGACTATTTAGTACCAGGGTTAGACGCTGCTGGTAACAGGGTTGATAAAAAACTATACGATGAAGTTGAGTTATGTAGAACATGGACGAAAGCAAAACCATTTTCAAAAGTAACCGACCTAATCAGATGGAAAGAATTGAATAGAAAAGAAAGGAATTCAGTACTGGATAGATATGGTAACCTAAACATACACCCTTCAGCACTAAACGTAAATGAAGGTTACGGTAGACTAGGTGATGGATTAGGTGATGCTGTAGTAGAAGGATTTGGGGAAAAGAGAGCCAGAAAATACATGTTTTCTTTAGAGAATTTAGCTTGGCGAGACTCACAACCATTCACAGACTTACCACCATGCGAAAAAGGTTCAAACGGAGGTAGAATAATGTGGTTCCCACCTTACAATATGCGTTTTACGGATGATACTAATACAAACTGGACATCACACCAGTTCTTAGGTAGACCAGAACCAATATATACATACAATAACACCGAAAGAAGTGGTACGTTATCATGGGATATTGTTGTCGATCACCCATCAATACTAAACCTATTAGTATCAAAAGAATTTGCTTCTATAACAGATGGAGAGGTAGACGAATTATTAGCAGCTTTTTGGGCTGGTTGTTTGGAGTACGATATATTTGAATTAGCCAGAATATGGGGTGTGTTCACAGACTCTGACATAGAATACTTTAAGAAAGTTATTAGTGACCTAGACGTTAGGTTACCTAATGATAAAATAAGGAAATCAGTTGAAAGTAGTGGTTCATTCCAAAGCACCGCAGTAGACATAGAAGGTACAGAAGTTGAAACCCCTATAGTACCTAAATATAACCTTTTCTTTGAAAATGACATACCTTTAAGAAAATATAAGGAGGAAACTTTCGAGGTTAAAGGTTATGACGAGTATTTCGAAGTGTATAGTGGTTTAGCTAAAATGAAAGATACTACAGACCCTATCTACCAACAAAATCATAGGTACGAAAGAGCTAAAGCGGGTGGATCACAAGTAATCGCAAAAGAAGAAAATTGGGTTAGATACGACCAAACTATAGGTTTAAAAGCGATAGAAGGATCAAAATATTTTTTCGAAAAAGATAGAGAGACATACAGAAAGATATCTTACGGTTATCAAGAACAATATGAGTCGATAAAAAGTGAAAACTCTAACCTAGCAGCAGAATCATTTGATAATGTTAAAGATTATAACATGCAAATAAATGTAGTAGCTCACGCATCACCTTCAGCACCAGGTCAATCAATAACTAAAATAAAGGATTATAACGATAAATTAGCTTCTAGAAGATTCGTTTCTGTAATAAAATGGTTTATAACAGACGTGTTAAGTAACGAAAGAATAATATGTAGTAATAGCGAAGGGGTGAAAATAACCAAATCTAATGTAGATAGTTTATTTACCGAAATAGAAAGTACTAACTACGTTATAATATACAGGCAAGACACAAACCAATTAGTATCAAAACAAGAAATAATTTTCTTCCTAGACACAAGTAATTCAGGTTTAGGTTTAACCGCGGAAGACGTATTTACAGGTGAAGAATTTATCTCTAATTTCGGTAAACCAAGCACATACAACGGCGTACCATACTACAAAGTTGCTTACGGTTCTAACGACACTTATTATATGGTTGGTACCTATGATGACTATGACAAAATAACAGAGGGTGGGTTTAAAGTAGAAGGTGTAACTATAGATAAGCAATTTATTGGTACTTTACTTAATATAAAAAACGGTGCTAACGGTAAACAAATAAGGGTACCACTTACAGAAGCTGACCTTATATGTGGTAATTTATCACCACAAGCATCTTTTTGTAGAAGAGTGGGTATCAGTACTGAGTTACGAAAACGAAATATTAAAATAGAAAGAACTCTACCCTCAAAAGAAAAACCACCACTGGTTACTGAGGCTAAAAATGTACAAACTAACGTAACTAAAAGAGAAATAGCTCAAAGAATATTAGGTAAACTATTAACGGAATGTGATTATTTCGAATTCTTATCAGAAGAAGCGCCTATTGTATACGATAGTTTAAAACAAAAATTAAAATACTTCACACCAGCATTTCACTCTATGACACCAGAAGGGTTAAATGCTAGGTTAACGTTCTTACAACAATGTATGAGGCCAGGAGAAACTATACAAAAACCTAAAGGTAACTACAGTTGTGACGCTAAAAACACTAGTTTCGGTAGACCACCAGTCTGTGTCTTAAGAATAGGTGATTTCTACCATACTAAAATAATACTAAACAATTTAAACATAAGCTACGACCCTTTAGTATTCGACTTAAATCCAGAAGGTATAGGTGTACAACCAATGATCGCCAAAGTAAGCGTTAATTTCAAATACATAGGTGGACAAGGGTTAAGGAGATATGTTGATGAATTACAAACAGCACTATCTTTCAACTATTACGCCAATACAGATGTATACGATGAAAGAACATTCGCTAACACAGACCAAAGAGAAAGAGACTTAATTAATTTAGAGGAGGATTTCTTCGCTCAAAATAGTTTAGATTTAATACCTATAGTTAAAAAAGCTGAATTAATAACACCATCTACTGAAAACTTAGAAATACCAGTAGGTACTATAGGTGTTATAAGTAAAAGATTACTACCTAAATTAGCTGGTGGTACATATTATAATGATTTAATTAGGGCTCAAGCATATGACCCTTCAGTAACTTCTTATAACGAAGAGTCTTGTGTTATATGGCAAGGTCAATACTACGTTAGAAATAACATAAAAATAGTTGATAGTACCGAACCAAGTAATCCTGACCCAACAAACACTAAATATTGGACTGAAATAGATCACTCTAATTTCGGTGAATTCTCTTTTAGAGAAGAGTACGGTAGAAACTACATGCAAAGGTACGAGATAAAGTACGATGGTCTATTCTCAGAGCTATACCAAACATTCGGTGAATATACTAATTCACTAGTTTTAGGCTCTGCGACAGAACTAACCGTAAAAGAAGATGGCTTCTCTTTAGTTGATTTTAAACAGGAATCACCTATTTCCTCTGAAAGTAAACCTTACAGAGTATTAGTAGATATGTTAAACGGTAAAAATTACCAATCAAAAATATCTGAAAATAAAGAGGATATAATTAACTCTATTATTTATAGCTCAAGTACTTCAGAAGAAGATAGTACATCAGATTCAATTAATAGGGTTAGTGGTGATACTTTAAATGACGGGGTTACTTATGCTGAAATATTTAACAATATAGCGAAGAGCAAAAGGTATATTGAATTAGGTAACCTATTCAACAAACAAAAAGATAATTACTTTAAGGGCGTCTATAAATTCGAGGCGTTGAAACTACATTTACACCCACAAGAATACATGTTTAAGGTGGGTGATGGTTTAGGTTTACCTTACAATTTTACAGCAAAAAGTTCTGAAGCATTAGGTGACAACGGTTCTAGCACCAAATTCCACCCAGGAAACCTAACTAATGGTTACACAAACAATAGGTCAGATGCATATTCTGAAACTGGAGGGATATACTTTAAAGAAACTACGATATCCAATAAAATATATAAAGATATAATGGATAATTTCGCTAAAGAGTTTAAGACAAAAATAGCGTTAAATACTTTAGCTATATGGGACAAAAATTTGGAACCATCATTAAATACTTTTAATAACTTCTATACGGATCTAGATGATAGCCATCGTATAGCGTTTAGAAGTTACTTGAATAATGAGTTTAATAATTACTACTCTATGTTAACAAAACACATAGAAGAGAATAATAAGTATGTAAAGGATAAAGTTGCTAAAATGGGGGTAATAATAGCTGGTCTATCACTACCAACATACGGGTATGATGTAAGAAAAACCAAAGACGGTAGAAACCAGCTATATGAAGTTATACCAAACGGAAAGGAACTAAACACTGGGTCAGAAGAAATATTTGGTTACGACCCTTACACAGAATACAAAACGCTAGGTTATTTTGGTGCCGAAAAACTTAAATTCTACGAAGTGGATAACCTATACAAAAGAGCTGCTGAACTAAATTGGAATAGCGGATCAACACTAAGATTAGAGGATTATTTATCACTAGGTAACGGGCTATACTTCTTTAAACAACAAGTAAATAGTTACTCATCATCAGATTACTTTGATGATTATACGTGGACCGAAGTCGAGTACGAAAGGAATATGGATCGTATATCTAAAGAGTTTGGTTACGATGATAGATTTTCTTTACCATACCAATACAATTTTGAGAACTACTTACCTAAATCAATAGAACTATCTAGCAGAACTGATATAAAGAATAGTGGTAAAAGTTATTTTTTCGACACACCATTTTCTTTTAACCCTGGTCAATACGGTACTAGCACAACTAAAGAAACTACAGCTAACGACTTAGTAATGAGAAACCCACAAGGTGATGTAATTAGCGTTAGTGATAATTCGTTTAAAACTGGTGACTATAAAATGAAATACGTTTGGGAGAAACTAAATTACGAATTATTTGACTTCAGTAATAAAACGATAGACTTAATGATGTCTGACGAGTTAGAATCCAGACTTAAAGACCTAGATTTAACATATACACCAGAATACGAATTTAACGAACAATTAAATGATTTTACTATTACTGGTGCAACATCTGGTGCAACATCTGGTACAACATCTGGTACAACATCTGGTACAACAGAAATGAGTAAACTACTATTCTATTACGGTGATAACAAAAAACCTAGTGAAAGATTAACGGATTTAAATTATTATATGTTTAACGATGTTAGTTCAGAATTAGGGGATACATTAGATTCTTTAAATAAAAAGATAGTTTATGAATTTGTTGTAAACGATGCCTTCGTATCCGCATTACCAGAAGCCAATAAAAAAGAAATATACTTAAATATCGTTGGTGAAATAGGGTCAGGTAACACAATTAAAATGTCTGCAATGCTAGAAACTGTATTCTTAGAATTCATACACGAGCTATTTAAAAACAAAGCTAGACACACAGAAGCGTTAGACGCCATATTTAGCGACCCATCAGTACCAACGAACATAAAAAGTAATGTTAAGAAAAGCAGAACTTATATAGAACGAAAAAAGAAGAGGATTAGAAAGACATTGGACGATACGTTTAACCTATTCGGTAAATTCATAGATGCTAGTAAAGAAGATATGACAAACTTATTTAACTACAACAATGAGTCAATAGAAAAAACATGTAAAAACATAAATGAAAACCTATTCGAAAATACTTCAACAACACTAATTACGGCAGGTGAGATTAATAATAAACTAACTAAAGGTGGTACCGAAGACTATACACTTCTAATGAGAGAAACTAGTAAACTAGATCCGACCATAGTTAAAAACTTAGATATCTTTACAAATCACAAAGAAAAGCTTATTATTAACTCAACTTCTACTTTAGAACCTAAGGAAGAAATAAAAGAAAAGACAACGAAATTAAATCAGTTGGTAGAGAAATACCCCGAAGTGTATAAAAAACCTGAGGAAGATGAATCAGAGGGGTAATAAATTAATATATAGTACTCATGGCATTAAATTATTTCAATAGATACAAGACGCTAATCTCAGACGAGAAAAGGGTGTCAACACCGTTCATAAAATTAACTGAAAAATCTACGGATCTTTTTACGGTATATGAAAGTGGTAAATCACGTCTAGATAAACTAAGTCAAGAATATTACTCAGCACCATATTATGGTTGGTTAATATTAATGGCCAACACAGACGTGGCATCATCAGAATGGGAGATACCTAATAACACAACAATAAGAATACCTTACCCTTTATCTCAAACACTAAACGAGTACGAGACCAAGCTACAAAATAGGATAGATTATTATGGCGAGTAATTACGATGAAAAAATATTATCCAGTTTCGGTAAGAGGGATAAAAAGTCTATAAACCCAAGTGAACCTGACGAAAAAGTTAACGGTATATTTGTTGTAGACCCTAACAGGTTAGTAGATTCAGAAAACGCTATTAAACCTAGGTATGTAAAACAAGAGGACCTAGTGATGTATGCGAATATTACAGCTAGACTAAACCCAGATAGTTCGATAATAGATAACGATGGTGCAAACCAAGAAACGATAACTATAGGTAAGGTAGGGGTTAATTTCCTCAACCCATTACAAACTTCCAAAAAAGGTCCAAATGGAGATATTAACTTTGATGGGTTTAAAAACAAATTTACCACTGGATGGTCAGAGTATTTCACCTCAAACGAAAACAAAGATAGTTTCTATGATCCAGAAACTTTTGGTATATCAAACATAGATGTAACCCACAACGCTAGCTTAGTACCCATAATAAAAGTCGAGTTTATTGATGTGCAAGGTCGTACCCTTTTAGAAAGGGGTGATGATGATACTAACCCTTATAACATATTTTACAGATTCCCGTACCCTATTTTTACGTTAACTATTAAAGGGTATTACGGTAAAGCGATAGAGTACCCTCTATCAATGACAAAAACTTCAACAACATTTGACTCAACCAGCGGTAATTATGTAATAAAAGCCGAATTCTTATCCAGAACTTTTTCTGTATATAACAATTTCTTAATGGCTTATGCTCAGGTAGCACCATATATGTACCTTAAAAATGGGACTAATAACGATTACCTGGGTAAAAGGATACTCAAAGGACTTTATCAAAAACAAAACAAAAATTATGAAAAACTGTATGGTAAAGATAGTCTTGAGTATAAAAAATACGAATTTACTAAATACCCTTCAATACAGGATTTATCTAGAGCTAAAGATGCTTTAGATTATAATTCATTAAGCTTAGCTAACGAATTAAGTGTAATAAAAGAAAATTCAATTAAAAGTACATCTCTATCCTTAGCTTTAAGCGAACAGTTTAGTTATCTAAGAATTAAAGATATAGAGTCTGGGGATTATGGTGGTAATACTGAAGAATACACCATAAAACCAAACACAGAAGACAACGAATCACCACTTTTTTATTTAAGATTAGACTTCATAAACGAAATAATTGGTGGGGGGGATACACTACACACCATATATGATTTAAACGGTATTTTTTCTGAGATATATAACTATATACAAGCTATAAGTAGTATAGAAAATGATTTAGATCAAGAGGTTAAAGAATCTATTTTAGATAAAGTGTTAAAAAATGAAAATGCTATATTCCCATCAAAGTACATCAACGAGGTAACACAAAGAAAAAATGGTACCGATTCACTTGGTTATACGTTAATTAATGACGAGTTATTTGGTTACAACCTAACAACCACAAAAACAGAGGAATCTTTACGTAAAGTATATTATACATTTAAACACTTCAAAGAACTACATAATTTACTAACAAAGACTCTAAATGAATTTTACCAAAAATTAGAAACAACAAAGGTCGATAACTTCACACTTAATTTAAAAGAAAAGATAGGTTATGTACCTAATATGTCAAATGTCATTAGAATACTAATGAACAACATGCAAGCGTTTTTATCTATGTTAAATTTGGTTGGTCTAAACTCGGCCAAACAACTAGAAGACGATTATTACAGAAGAGAGTTACAAAACAAATTTGGTGAAACTATAAACGGTGGGTATTATCCGTTCCCAAATTTTTACGAGAAAAAATACAATACCGAAACAGAAGATACCTTAATACAAAAAAGGTATCCTGGTAATACCGACACAAAGGAATGGTTCGAAGTCCAATTCGTAGAAGAAATATTCAGAGCACTAGATAGATTAAAAGAGATATCAGGAATGGATAGCGATTCTTTAGATAGCTACGAATATAAAGATAGTATACCTAAAGTCACAAATGTAGAGTCTGATAGAAAATTCGGGTTATTATCGACACTGTTAGTTGAAAACAATCTAGACTACTATAACATAAAACAAACAGGGTCGGAATCCTATTACGAGATGTTCCAAAAGATAACAATGTTTTCAAACCTAGGTTTTCTAAACACAAATGTTAGTGATGTTGATATAGATGGTATAAGTAAGATAATGGTTGATCACGAGTACGATCTTATAGAAAGGAGAGTAGCTATCGCGTCTAAAGAAAGTCGTGAACAATACCTTAACGATATATATTCGATAAATGATGCAGATAGTGAGGAAGGATATAAATATTTTTGTAAAATCCGTGTGACTAAAAGAGGTAATAACAATAACTACATCGGAATAATAAATCAATCTAACGAACACATAAAAGCTATTAAAGAATCCATAAAACCTTACACAACTTACGATACTGAAGAAATTAGAACACTATATAATAAGATAGAAGGTAGAATAGGTGAGGCTGTTAATTTAAACGAATTTAAAAGGTTATACGATTACGAACCACTTAATTACAAAAACTTAAAAAGTAGTAGTGGTTTATCTGGGATAAACTCTTTATTTTTTAAAGGATTAGATTATCATGATGAGTACGAGGGTTACTCCGTTTCACTCAATAAACTTAACGACAAATTAAAGAACTCAGTTAGCAAGGTGACACCATTAGGTTATTATAGAGACCAACCAAAAAAATATCCGAAGTTTTTTGAGGTTACAGGAAATTATACTATAAATAATAAAGTTGCTTCTAATGATAAAAACTCAAATGCGTTAGCGTTATCAATAAAAACAGACAACATGTTAGGATTGGACCAATCTAAAAAAAATAATAGTGGGGTTAGATACAGTAAAATAAATTTATAATGAGTAGTATTTTAGAGACATATTTAGCTGACAGATATTTAAATTTAAATCACGATAATATTAGTGATTTAATGGATCTTAGTTACACAGAAGCCCAAAGCGGTAAATTACTTAAAACCTTTACTGATTACGCACAGGCCTTCAAAGACGAATCCCTTCTAATAAACGGTGTACATCCTGGTGCCACCCCACTATATCTACTATATCGGCGTATAAATAACCCTACGGTAAATCACGCAACATTCACTCAAAACTTAGTGAATGAATACAAGACTGGGTCTTTTGAAAAAAGTGCTCAAATATTAATACAATCACTACACACTAGATCTAACCCAAACTCAATAAACTATGGAGTTATTAACGATCTAATTAATTTATTCAAGACAACACAAGGTCTTGTCGAACTACCCATAAGTATGGTATTAAAAATAGGTGCCCTGTACGATTCTTATTATTATAAAGAGCCTGACCAACCAATAAATTTTAAAACAATAAATGGGTTAACTGGTATTAACGGTTCTGACATACTAGACAATGACGATGTGTCATTAAGACATTACGGTTCTTACGCTTACAACGATCTAGGGTTATCTGCTTCAACTATACCATTCATAAGACCATTAACACCCAAATCTATAGAAGATAAGATGGTTAATGGTCCTGATAGGTATCAAACAACCAATAAACCAAAAAATCATAGAAGTGAGTTCTACAATTACGATTCATCAAGGATGGATAGTGTTAGTAATAACATATCCTCACATATACCAGTATCTGGTTACGGAGTCCTTAATAACTACCTAAATACAATGTCATACATTCTATTTGACGAGGGTTTAGATGGGAGTCCCAAAGAGTCGATAGAAAGTAACAACCCTAATACCGATAATATACCCTACCATATAATAGGTAACTATAATGGTAGACTAAAAACCATGAAAACATATAACGATCAAAACGTTAATTTCATGACATCATATGTTAGCCACGCACCTAACTTTAACTTCGACTTATCTAATTTAAGTGAGTCGTTTGGTAATCTAACCAGCTCAATAAAATTAGACGATGATTTTTTATTTACCGATAAAGAAAGTACGAAGAAAATAGAATTCTTCTTAATATTATCTAAAATAAAAGTGAATTACCTAAGTGGTAAAACATCTCAGACAGAAGTTTACGACCTATTAAAAATTTTATGCGAAGTAAATAACCTGAACGCTAAGGAGACAGCTATAAACACCGAAGAGAGTTACGATTTACCAGATTTCGTTGCCTTATTACTATACTCTATTTATCCCCCAGACGGACCAGAGCCAAGCGAAGGTTTTAATAGACCAAACAAAGAATATAGGATACTATCAAAGTATTTGGTTGACGAAAGTTCTTTTATAGGGATCTCAACAGAAACACCTAGTATAAACAACTTAGGTTTGTCTTTACAAAAACAGATAATAGGTTTATCTGGTGATTATACTGATATAAGTAGAATAGTAACCACATTCCTAACCGATATGTGGAACACGGAGAGTAACACATTAAAATCAAGAAAGTTAAGTAAGGTTGATGACAAAGGTGTGTTCGTTTTATACCCTGGAGCTGGAGGTGGGTTAGAAGTTAATAATTTATTTACGGCAAGTGGTACAGAAACAAAGTTAAATGATAGTACCACTAAAGATGATTACGAATATAAAAAGACAAATGTTGTAAGTACGATTATAAGTGATAATGATAAAAGTTTGTCTACCTACATTAAAGGGTTAAATTACGAGGACTCGAACTTCATTGAATACGAACCTACTATATTAAATGATATGTTATTGTATGGTAACACAAGGGAGTTTTACCAAAGATACGAAAACATAGATACAGAAATAAATAGACCTAGAATACCTAGCGAAACTATTAATAAGTTCACGAAAAAAAGAACTATCCCAGCTAACATCAACGCGAACGACAAAGCATTCTTAGTAGATCTAAATCCTTACGATCCAGTATATTACGAACCAAAAACACCTTTCAGTAACCCTACTACTGTCAAAAAGATAAATTATTTAGATAGATACGATGATGTACATATTGTAGCTAACACGACAGACCCAGACGCAATACATAGACTTAAGTTCGATAATAGAACTCTAATACTGAATAGCAGTAGGTTATTATGGTTTGACCAACCTACACATACAGGTAGATTAACACCGTCACATATCAAATACTTAATAAAGAGTAATGAAATTAATGGGGGTGGTTCTTACATAACCCTAGCAGACACAATTGAAACGACTAACTACTTGTACGATATAGATATATACGGAGATGAGTTCAAGAATAGATTTACTGAAAACGGGTTTTATAACGACCTAGGGAATGATTTAACCTTTAAGAATTTCCCCAAAGGGAAAGGTTTGTACATACCAAAAACATTTAAATTTGTATGGAGAGAATATAATTGGGATAAGGGTACTAATCCTCTGATTAACTTTAGTGACAAAGCAGAGTATTACGAAACGTCATCTATTAAAAGTATGATTGATATATTTGATATAGATAAATTAGAAGATTTTAGAACTTTATATAAACAATTTAGTAGCAATAACACTAGTGAATACTTCACCAAAACATTTAATAGCTTTAATTTTAAATCGCTATTAAAACATTTGTGTATTATAGGTCACGAAAACCTACCTAGTATTTTAACACTACATGGTAGAACATACGAAAAAAATGAAATATCGGCTCTATTATATGGTTATACGGGTCACTTCATACAATTCGCTTCAACAACTGGGTTAAGCAGGTTACTAAACACAAGTTTAACAATTGCACAAGAAAGCAAAGCTTCTGTAGTTATAGATGAGTTTCTTAATGATAAAATAACAGTAAATAATTATTCAACAATGGGTCCCTTAAATGTTGAAAACACTAGAGGTAACCCAACACATATAAAAATAAATTCATTCGCATTTAACCCGATAATAGCTTACTCATCAGAAGAAAAGAGTTACAACAGTATCGTAAAAGAGGTTGGAGACCAATTATTATTTAGAACCATATTGTTTGGTGATCAAGATATACAACCATACAACCAAGATACACAAGATCCTTCAATTATAGAAAATTTGATAGATAAATACGTCTATCTTGATCTATATTATAGTAAATTCATAAACCCTTCACTAGGTACCAAAAACGTTATAACTCAGTTAACCAAAAACTTCTTTACTTTATTAAACATAGAATTAAATGAAGGTAACTTAAAGTTACTATTATCCTACTTAAGAGATTATATAGGGTACACCATACCAACTTCAGAATATAATGTAACAAGAGTATACTCTTTATTACGCGAATTTAAAGAAGTGAGACAAAAACTAATGGCCAGTTTCAGAGGCAACGAAGGTGATCAAGATACCGACATTGATGATGATTATAATCGATTGGTATTAGGTGAGATAGTAAACGGTGTTTACGAAACCGTATCGACTAAGAGCTACCTAATAAACGCGGTTAGCGACTTAGATATGGGTGATAAGTTCGATGAATGGATTAAGACCTTCAATGAAAAAACAGTAAATAATACAATAAAGTTATTTGATTCATCGATGAGTCATTTACATGATACGTTAACTAAAATAGACCAATTTGTGGATTCAGGGGAAAACACTTATAGTGATTTTAAATCTGGGGACGAAGATGTAAAGGCTGGTACATACTATCGAATAAAAACCCTATACGATAAAAACGTATCTTTTAAAAACATAGACTTAAAGAACACTAACCTAATAAAAAATGGAAGCGCTGAGTTAGCTAATATAGATGTTAACGAAATATTAAACCAACCACTATTCTACAACTTCAATGTACAATCAAGTGATTTTTGTGATGAAGATTCTTTTGGTAAATACGATGAAGATAGAGACATAAAGACTAAACGCCTAAAGGATTTATTTGATTATACTAGTGTTCTAGATAGAGGGAATAATGATTATGGTTCCAAAGTTCTAGTGGATATAAGTGGCTTATCAGCGATACTAGGTACAAACATTAACTCAAGCATGGATGTAAAAAAATCTACAGACAAATCCATGTGGAGCGTTTTATCTATGCTAGCCTCAGAACACGAATTTTTATTACTACCGTTAACATCATATATAAACCTTAACGGAACAAATAAAAATGATGAATCACCTTATGATTTAGCTCACGACATGTTTGGGGTATTTAGGGACTTAGAAATGTGGGACTCAAATCCATCATTCGTATTTCAACTAGGTTCATTAACCTCAGAGATATCAAGAAAAGGTCAGAAAAAGAAAGGTATGAAACAAACTTTCGACCCTAGTAACACATTTTGTTTAGATATAGACCCTAGTCAATTGGACGTAGATGGTAACGGTAGGTTATTAAATGAAGATGTACCATCAGACATAAGTAACTCAAACATAACATCTTTTATTGTTGATTTCGCTAATCAAAACCAAAACATGTTTAAAAATATACAGATATCAACAGACGAATTTGTGAATACTGAAGAAAGTATCAAAACAACAGTATCTTTATCAGATAAATCGTCTGGTGTTGTACTTTCTTCAGGTAAGTTATTTAGTGCGATGGAGAGTAGGTCGTATTCGTGTACCGTAACTAGTTTAGGTAATGCGACCATACAACCTTTATCATATTTCTATTTAAGGAACGTACCTTTATTTTACGGTACTTACTGGATAACAAATGTGAGTCATAAAATAACTCCGAATAGTATGGTCACAACATTTAAAGGGGTTAGACAACCTATCGCAAGGAAACCAAATGCAAACAATGTTGTTATAAAAAAATTAATAAACAGCGCCTTTAGATCATCACAAGCAACTGGGTTCACCAACAGAAGTGACATAACCCCTTTACCAACTACAGGGATAATATACTCAGACAGAGGTTTATAATATATAAAAGCATGAATATAAATGAAAAAGACCCTTTCGGGACACTATACCAAGGGATAGACGCAGATCTTAACCCAGACTCAGAAGGTAAATTTGTACCCTACAGAGCATCATGGGTTATCGTAGCCTATATTAACTTTATGACATCTAATGATGATACTGATACGGTTAAAATAAAAACCATAATATCTTACCTACACAACAACGCGTGCAAATTAAATAATGTTAGTGGTTGGAATTTAAAAAATTCAGCGCCATATTGGGCTGATATTTTAGTTTTTGATTTATACCATAAGATAGAGCCTTTAGAAAATATATCATTAAGTCAACTAATAGACGGTTATTACAGAAAAGGTTGTTTAGCCGAAACCATGCTGAATGAAGCTTACAGATTAGGTGACAACCCTTCCCAACTATTAAACTATCTGTCGATAACGGAGAATGAGTTTTACAAACCCAAAACAGTGTTAATGACCCCCAGTTCTGGTAACGGATACTTAACTAACGACTCAACAAACCCTAAGATAACATTCGAAGACGATTTACCAGCTAATTGGGCCGATTATAAAACTAGTACAACTAGGGCTAACATGTGGTTTAACGAAAAGCCAAACAATAATGAGTACCTTGGTCAGGGTGTATCTATCTATGATTTAAACACACACTGGTTTCTACCAGGTGGGTTACCAGAAAACTATAAATACATAAATCAACATAAAGCAGATGAGATTGATTACCAAAAGACTAAGGCAGACGGTACACCACCAAATCCTCAAACATCATCCATATTATTTTTTAATGTGATAAGAAAAGCAGAACAAAGTAATAAATGGGCTGACATAAATTCAGACGGTAGTTTAGGTCCTTTGAATGAAGATGTTGCATTTAATAATGAGTTGGCCAAAGTAAAGGCCGACGATGATATAGGTGATCAGTTCCTTAACGGTAGACCAGTTGAGGGTTATAGAGATGGAATCCAAACTAATATATTATACGGTACTGTTTATGACTACTTCATAGGTAGTGATAGGAAATACATATACGTTAGAAAAAGCACCACAGCACCAAATATTTTGAATAATGGTGGTATTACAACCACAAACGTTTACAAAGAAATACCCACCAAATGGGTTATAACGGAATATTATTCTGAAGAATTTGATGTTTATGATAATTACATAAATTACGAATCAAACGCAACTATAGGTCACGACAAAAATGGGCCTTTTGAGTGGATCAAGGCTAGAAGTAATACTAGACCCCCATATTCTTTACCAAATTCGGGTGAAACACACCAGGATCACTACATAGTGTCACTTGGTGGTATAGGTAAGACTAAAACCGATGCTTTCTACAGTATAGTTAGGTCGGACGAAACAACCCCTGATGATACACTTACATTAAAAGAACACAGTTTTTTGAGTAAATTTAACTACGGTGAAGATACGGGTGATAGTGATGATATACTAAGAGACTGGACTATTCGTGACGCAACTATAGAACTAACTAGCGGTGATGATATTTATATAGCACCACAGGCTAATTCTAGTAACAACAATAACTCATCAACAGCTTTACCTCATGTCGAATTAGCTAAAAAACTATATGAAGACTATAAAGGTATTAAAGGAACCGACCCAAGACTTAGACCAATATTAACTAAAATGTGGGAGTCAGTAGGTGTAACAGGCACTAAGGCCGAAGAATTCATAGACACAAAGAAATTTTGGAGCTCAGCTTTCATTGGTTACGTTATGAAAACATCTGGGTATTCTAGCTTCCCAGAATCAACTTTCCATAACACATCTTTAGTTGATATAAGAGACAACAACTTAAATGAATTTAAGGCTTACAAAGCTAATGAGGCTATACTAAGTGTTGGTGACATAGTATATAAAAATAGAGGTACCAACCATAGGTTAAGCACTGTAGTAAAAGGCAGCGATGGTCACAGTGATATAGTGGTTAGAATTGAAAACAATAAAGCTTACACTATTGGAGGTAATTTGAGTGAAAAAATAGGGAGTACTGCAATAAACCTAGAAAACGGTAAAATAAAAGATACTAAGTATTTTGCTGTAGTAAGAGTCAAACCAAAAACTACTAACACAACAACAGGTAGCAATGTAGCAACACCTGGGTCAATCCAAACTGGCAATACTGCCGATTTTTGGTCGCTATTAGCTATATGTGCACTTGAAGATGGTTATCCACAAGGCAGAGCTGATGTCGCACAATCAATATACAATAGAGTTGGTTCACCAATGTATAAACCCACAATTTCCGAAGTAATCAAATCTAAAGGTTCATACGCACCAGCATTCGCTAATAGAACAGGTGAGATTTCACAAAATTTTGCTAATATTAAAGATAAAGCTACTGCCATAAAAGCGTTAGCTGAAAAAAAATACAAACAATCCTCAGACCCAATAGCTACCGCAACTAAGGTACTTAAAGAAACATGGGAAGCGCTTAAAGACACCACTAACCAAAATAAGGCTAAACAATTAATCGAAGGTAGAACCGATTTCAAGGCAGAAAGTGAAGGAAGTGTTACCTCTAGAAATGCTAATTTAAATCCAGATGGACGAGGTAAATTCGTTCAGAGAAAATCAAGGGATAACGTATATGGGTGGTCGTATAATTATACAGATAATATAACTTATGGGCCACCACTACAAACATTTTGGGACTTAGGTAGTAATAGTTTTTAATATTAAATTACTATACAACACTTTAATAAAATTCGTTATATTTATAAGAAATAACAATTATGGATAATATTGGAAATAAATTAGATAATTTTCTGGGTAATCAAAATAACCCACAGATAGGTGAAGAAGTTTGTGATTTAAATGGTGTTTGTTATATTAAAACTAAAGATGGTTTAATAGAAAAAACTTTGATAGAAAAAAAATTAGTACTAGAAGACGGTAGGGAATTATTAAGAGAAGAAACCCCTATAAGTAATTCAAACAAAAGATTTTTAAGATGAACATAAAAAAAGAGAAAGTTTTATCAGAAGAAGTATCGAGATATAACGATATTTTATCATATACATTAGAAGAAGGTAAACATTACAAATTTTACGAAGCTGAAGAAGAAATGGTAGATGATACTGAAGGTGTTGTTGAACCAGAAGAAGAAATGGTAGATGATGCTGAAGATATTGTTGAACCAGAAGAAGAAATGGTAGACGATACCGAAAGCGTTGATGAACCAGAAGAAGAAATGGTAGATGATGCTGAATCAACAAATGAAGATGGTGATATAGAGGTTGATGTAACTGATTTAGTCACATCAGCAAAAGAGATGAATACCAAAACTGACGATGTTATAGAAAAAATAACTAATGCCTCTTCTAAGATAGAAGACATGATAAACAAGGTTAGTAATGTTGAAAAGAATTTAGAAAAAATGGATTCTTTAGTACAACAAATGCAAAAATTATCTAAAGAAGTTGAGTTAATGAGACCACAAACTGAAGAAGAAAGAAGAGCAGCTTTAGCTAAAGACTCTTACCCATTTAGCGTGACTCAAGATGAATACCTAGAAGATATGGGACCAAAAACTCAAACCGATTTAGAGGGTAGACCAGATAAACTTTCAATGATGGACAACCTGGTTAACGATTACAATGAGGTTGATATAAAACACAGTTTTAACAACGTTGGGGATAAACAATAAATAAAAGTAAGTAACTATTGATATGAGAAATAACGGATTACAACAAGAGGTAGTGACTACCTATATAACAGCTGGTGACCCACCATTAACAGAAATTGATAACGATGATTACAATATTAGGTATTATTCTATACTACCTTGTGGTAATGTTAATGATACAGTAACAGTGGAAATAAACGGAGTTTCTAATGTCGTATTATCGATGATAGGGTTAACTGAAATGCCTATAACATCCATACAGGTGACGTCCGTAGAGGACTCTAGTTCTACTGGGGTTCAAAAAGGATTGTTAGTATACGGAGTAAAGGTGTATAAATCTATTTTCTAAACAACGATAGAAATAAGTGAATTTAAAAACCTCTAATACGGAGGTTTTTTTTTGTTCCAAATATTTTTTAAGTGTATTCTTGTTTATTGTAGTTTTTTTGTTTAGGTTTGTACCATAACATTAAAAAATATAATTATGATTGATTACAAAAAGATTGATTGGAGCAAGGCCGCAACAGATACTCTGGCCGATTACGAACAAGCTAAAGCTCAAGCAGCTGAAAAATCTACACGCAGAACTGGCGTTGATTTAAAAAAGTATTTCACTATCGCATTACAAGACGGTGAAAATCAAGGAGAAAAATCTATTAGGATACTACCTAACCAAGATGATCCCACAAAATGGTACAAAGTTGGATATTTCCACAACTTAAAAATCGGAAAACGTTATTCTAAACTTTACGACCCAGCACAAGATAACGAACCATCACCTCTTAATGATGCGTACAAATATCTTATGAACACTGGTGATTCTGACGACAGAAAAACAGCTAACAGTTATAGATCTAGACAATACTTCATAGTTCGATGTATTGAAAGAGGTAAAGAAGATGAAGGTGTTAAGTTCTGGAGATTCCCAGCCGTACAAGATGGTTCAGGTATCATGGACAAAATCGCACCTCTAGTTAAGAAATACGGAGCTTTCTGGAACCCATTTGAAGGTTTCGATATCTCAATCTCTATCATTAGGGATAAATCTAGAGATAATAAAGTTGGTTATAGTAAAGTTTCTTCTATCATACCAGATAGAGAGTCTAAGTTAAGTGAAGATGAGAATCAAGCGGTACAGATCCTAGAAGATCCTATGGTTTGGACAGACGTATTTAGAAAAAAACCACAAGATTACTTATTATTAGTAGCAGAAGGTGCTGAACCTATGTGGGATGCTGAGGCTAAAAAATTCGTTAAAAAATCTGAAGAAGGTATCACTAGTTATCAATCAGCTCAGGCACCAGTAGAAAAAACAACTTACGAAACGCCTGCACCATCAGTGACAGCAGAATCTACAACAACAGCAGAATCTACAACAACGGCCACTCAAACAGAACCAGCTAATCAAGCTGAATTAAATATAAGTGACTTACCGTTCTAGTAGCTTTAATAACACAATGTGTGGGTACCTAAATGGTAGTTGTATACCTTTATATACCCACACATTTTTTTTAACAAATTAATATATAAAAAATGGCAGTAAAAAAGAAAGAATTCTCATTCGATGATATGAGAAACAAATATAGTTCCTCAACAACATACAAACCAGACTCGTTTTTAAATTGTGGTCCAGCATTCTTAGAAATGACAGGAACACCAGGACCCGCAACTGGTCATATAAACATGTTCTTAGGTCATTCAGATACTGGAAAAACAACAGCTCTAATCTTAGCCGCTATCGATGCTCAGAAAAGGGGTGCCGTACCAGTATTCTTAGTTACAGAAAAAAAGTGGGATTTCAGTCACGCGAAACTAATGGGCTTAGATGTTGATCAAGACCCTACAACTGGAGAATGGGGTGGTAAGTTCTTTTATAGAGATGACTTCTTCTATATAGAACAAATAACGGACTACATTAACAAGTTGTTAGATGACCAAGCTAAAGGGGATATACCTTTTGACTTAGTATTTTTCTGGGATTCAGTAGGTTCCGTACCTTGTAAAATGACTTTTGATGGCAAAGGTGGTAAACAACATACAGCTGGGGTATTAGCAGAGAAGATAGGTATGGGTATAAACCAAAGAATCAACAGTACTAGAAAAGAAACTTCCGAATACACTAACACTATGGTGGTAATTAACCAACCATGGGTAGAACTACCCGACAACCCTTTCGGTCAACCTAGAGTTAAAGCTAAAGGTGGGGAAGCGTTATGGCTAAACTCTACAATGATATATTTATTTGGTAATCAGAAAAATTCTGGTACCAGCAAGATAGACGCAACTAAAAACGGGCGTAAAGTTAAATTCGCTACCAGAACTAAGATAGGTGTGTTAAAAAATCATGTTAATGGTTTAGGGTACGGTGACGGTAGGATAATAGCAACACCACATGGATTTATAGTGGATACAAAAGAATCTATCGCTGAATATAAAAAAGAGTATTCTGACTACTGGGCAGAGACATTAGGGTCAAACGATTACGATTTACAAACGGATGAAAATTAATAAACCCACAAGAAATAGGCGTACCACCATTAATTCATTACTTATTGATGGTGAGTACTTACTAAAGCAGGGATTTCACGGAGCTAAACATACGCAAGGTAAACATGGTAGTGTTGGCGCTATATATCATTTTATAAACACTATAAAACGATTTTATCAAGACTATGCCGTAACTAAGGTAGTTGTATTTTGGGAAGGTGAAGGTTCTAAAGATTATAGAAAAGGTTATTATCCTTACTATAAGATGAACCGAAATGATAAGTATGATGACGGCGAAAGGTTCGACCTAGATAGACAGAGAATCAGAATCAAACAATACTTAGAAGAATTATCGATAAGACAAGTAGAGGTAGATGGGTGCGAAGCTGACGATGGTATAGCTCATTATTGTATGAACTCACCAGGTGAGAACAAAGTTATATACACTAACGACAGAGACTTGTTGCAACTTTTAGATGACGACACTAAGGTTCAGTTAACCATTAGTAAAGCTAGAGTCATGATTAATAAAGATAATTTTAAGTCTTACTTTGATTATCACCACATGAATGTAGGTATTATTAAGATGATTGCTGGTGACAGTAGTGATAACATTTCTGGTGTTAAGAATATTGGTGAGAAAAAGGTACTTAAATACTTCCCAGAAATAAAAGACGTACCAGTCGATTATAATTGGGTTATAAATAGGACCAAAGAGTTGTTAGAGGAGAAACCAAACGACAACGGGTTAAAAGCTATATTAAATGGTGAAACCAAATGGGGTACTTACGGTGACGATTATTTTTCT